ACGGAGCCTAGTGCAGTCGTTCCCTGAACGCCAATTAGCGGGATTACGGCAGTTCCGATAATCTGAACTGTCCCGAGAGCTGTCGTACCCTGCAGCCCGGTGACCGGAGCCCCTGCAGATGCCTTAGCCGTGGCAATCCCCAGTGCCGTAGTGCCTTGCACCCCGGTTACAACTGCGCGTGTACGGATGCCTATGGTTACGTCACCAACAGCCCCAACAGCTTGTACCCCTGTGGCTGCAGCGTTTGCTGGTGCAACCACACTGACGGAGCCGAGAACAGTAACCCCCTGAACCCCGACGACTGTAGCGAGGGCTTGCGCAACGGCACTAACTGAACCGAGCCCAGAGGCCCCCTGCACTCCGGTAGCAGGAACTATTGCTTTACCGACTACATTAACGGACCCTACAGCTCCGGTTGCCTGCACCCCTGTAACTGGGGCTCCTGCTTGCGCGGTTACGCTGACGGAGCCTAGTGCAGTCGTTCCCTGAACGCCGGAAACTGCTGCAGCTGCAGCAGCAGCCACATTGACCGCCCCAAGAGCTGTCGTGCCAGTTACATTACTATGCCCCTGACCCCAAGGCTGTTCGCCCCAAGCTACGCCAGACGCGCCCCAGCCATCAAATGCTACGATGGCTGAGGCCACGTATCACCTCAAGCAATACGTACGATCGCGTGGGAAGCGTCTGCGGTGGGCATCACAACCGTAAAGTCACCGGTAGTACTGGTCTTATCTGCACCGAAGTCGAGAACTGCGACAGCCCGGTTAGCTTTAGAGGAGTTGTAGATCAATGCACCTCGTGCAGTGATACTAGCGTTGGGCCATACCGCATCAGCGAAGTCAACGAATGCTGTCGTGCCCGATGATGTCGGAGTAACTGAGGTCAGCGTAGCGCCTCCAGCAGTGTATCCCGGACCAGATGTTTCATTCGTAGCCGAATACGCAGTAGTTGCTGCACTCAGCGTAGCGGCGCTGGTATACAGAGCGATCTTGAACACATCGCCTGCGCCATTGGTGAAATTGTGAACTCCCTGCAGCAGCTCGACTTTGAAGCTGGTGCACATACTTTGCGTGATCATTGGTTACCCCTCATACGAAAAAACAAGTCCTTTAACGGACGGATACTCGCCATTGTACACCCGCAATATAGAACGTTCACCTACGTTGCACGCCTTAGCAGCTTCGGTCCTGCAAGCGTATACGACACCAGTTGTGTCGCACCTAATTTTTCGCTTCTTAGACTCTGCCATTCTAGCTATGACTTCGGGTCCGTATCTACGCCCCATACAAGACGCACTCAACTTAGCTCTGGATTCTGGCGTCCACTCTCTATTTGCAGCGGATGCGCGTACTGCCTCTATACGCTTAGCATGGTCTATGAAACTTCTTGCAATTTTTAGCTGGTTTGCGGTTTGTGCTTTTCTACTTGGGGTGTCTGCATACCATGCCAGCTTCTGTGCACTGATTCTGTCGCAGCATTCTTTAGACCGTTTTTTGCCAACATTACTCTGGCGGATGCGTTCTTTAGTAGCATCATCGTACTTTCGCCCAATAGTGATCTCCCCACCATTTGTCTGGTTGTACGCCGGAGCAACTTGCAAGATCACATCGCGTTCCAAGTCTGCCAAAGTATCAATGCAAACAGCACTGGCATACTCAGAGACCCTAAATGCTGACGCTCCATATTTTGCTATGGCTCTGTGGAAGTACGATCTAGGATTTTTAGCTGTAGTGACGTGTTGCGCCCATCTTGCAGCAACAGTTCGTCTAGTAAGCCCGACATATTGCTTACCATTAACTGTATTCGTCACAAGATAGATTACACCTCGTCCGATCATTTGTTACCCTAACTTACATTGACCCGTGTCTGTCCATCACGGTATACATCAGTCTTCTGCTTACCATCTGACAAGTTCTTCAACAAGGCAATAGACTGCGTAAACATACCTTGGTACAGCTGGATAATATCCTGCTCGGCCTTCATAAAGCGAGCGGCCTCTACGAGGCAACCATTGAGCAGCGCGGACTCAAAGTTGTCACCAAGCCAAGAAGTACCTGCAGTCACAATGGACTCTGGGTAGAAGAAGTACTGAATTTCTGCGGTATACGCAGCGTCGGGCGTTGGGCCTAGGATGATCGTCAGCTCGTTAGGGTCGTTTGTTCGTGGGCCAAACAAGGCGTAGACCTTAGGAACCCCAGTTGAGCTCACCTTCGGGTACGCCTCACGGATATAGCTGACATCCTTCGGCAGCAGGAAGTTGTACGTGCCATCCACGTCTATCACGGCCAAGTGATGCAACGAGAGCAAATCCGTTGGCGCCGACAGGTATGGGCTACCCGCTGTTACACTGCCTGTCGCGGTCTTCTTCAGATTTGCAAGATTACAGGTGTTGTATATAGCCTGTTCCGACAAACGCGTGAAGGTGGCGAGCTCGTCCGCAGTGAACGTATTCTCTGTGGTTTGAGAAACCGCCGTGCAAAGAGCTTGGTAGTCCAAGATGGACTCCCTTTATGCCATCGGGCCACGAGCGGTGACACCGCGCCGAGCCGCCCCATTGCCACGAGTCTTAATCCCCGAGGTCTTCGGGCCTTGCACGGGATCACCCACGGACATCCGGGGTGTGGCCGTGTCGCGGGTTTGCTGCTTAGCAGACAACGTGTTCGGATCGACCTTTTTCATTTCTTGTCCTTCTGGTTCATGACCTTCGCCATGCCCCGACCATACTGCTGGCGCATTGCAGTAGTGACACCGCCTTTAACGAACTTGGTCGGCTTCTCGCCTTTGTGCATGTTGCGCTCATGCTTGTGCACCATGCTAGCGATCATGGGCTTATCTTGCTTCTCGTCAGAGTGTGTCGTTGCCATGATGGCTCCTTTAAGTGACTACTGTAACTGTAACTGTAACTGACCCAACCGAGGCAGTCAAGGTGAGGGATGCAACAGGGTTCCAGCCCCACTGGATATCCCTCGACTGCACCAAGGTTGGCTCTGGACGCGGATTGCGCAACGCTTGGGGATCGTGGATCGGGAAGCTCCCGAGCATGAGTTGCTCATGATCGATATCGAGACACTCCGGGCACACCAGCAGGTCCGTGCGCTTCTGCTTAATGATCTGAAAGTTCATATCCTTCAGGTCGTAGCGGAAACCACAACGGGAGCAAAAACCGAAGGCTTTCTTACCTGAGGCGAATGGCTGGCCCATTACACCCTCGCAACACGCGGTAGGAATCTGACCGGTGCTTTCTCGCGATCTTCCGAACTAGCCAAATCCCAGTCGGCCCGATATTGAGCCTCCAAAAGAGGCAGTCGCTCCAGCCCACCGGGCACCTTGAGAGCGAGGTGACAGGCCAGCCCAGACACCAGTGCAGGAATGAATCTGAACGGGATTGCCATCGTATTCACACCGCCACCAGCATCATCAATGCGCTTCATGCGCCAGTACACAAACGTGTACTGCTGGCTGGTATCGGGCAGGGGCCAGACGTTGATACGCGGGTTATCTACCAGACGCTCAATCCACACTTGAATGGGTCGGCCTGTAGCCAGTTTGTTCGGAATCGTAGCGTAGGTCGAGACACTTATGCGCGAGATAGTCAAGTCCGCCTGAGTCGAGGTGGAGCCCGCACCCGTGCGAATGACCTGCTCAAGGAGGTCTACAGTATCTGCAGGGAGGTCATACTGACCAACACCGGGCAGTAGAGTGATGGAGCCCTGCTCGAAGGTGAACATATTCACGCCCTGATTCGCCCATGAGCTTAGCAAAAGCTGTAGGCTGCGTCTAGCCGTACGTAAGGAGTAGCCCGAGCTCCCGTCACCGCCGCATCGCTCATACGCCTCTTGGACCAATTCCACGAGGTCCGGGTTCCAAACTGCAGTGCCTGATGTTGTCATGGTACGTCTTTCTACCCTGCGGACGGTTTGCGTTTTGCGGGCTCGCACCCACATCCAGCGGGCATTTTACCGCCTCGCGCCAATACAGGCACGGGCTTCTCATCGCCTCGACGACGTGCTTTTGGCACCTTGCTAGGCGCAATCGCGCCCAAGCCACGACTCGGTCTCACTTACACCGCCCGCCTTTTTTCATCGCAACCATCGTGCCCTTGGTCTTGCCCTTGGACTCGATACCGCCACCACGGGCATACCCCTTCTCGCCTTCAGCCTTCTCACCACGCATGTAAGCGGCTCTGCCCATCTTGCGCTCTGCCGCTTCTTCTTTCTTGCTCTCTTTGCCCATGAAGGGCGGAAGTTTCTTCGTTGCCATAATTTACTCCGTTCGTTGATCTGCGTGCCTACTGCGCATTGAGTCCAATTTTCGCTCAATACGATCAAAACGATCAAGCAATTGCTGCATGTCCGCTCTGAATTCAGTTCTGGTAATGTGATCTCGAGCTACTTCTTCTCGCGTGCGGTTGAGCAGAATGCTGATCCGCTGCAGTTCGTCGAACTTACCCCTAATCAGGAAGCCCATGACGGCAACAATGGCCGACAACGCAGCGTTCCATAACATCATCTCCATCACTTGGCGCCTTTTTTCGGTTTCTTGGCTGCGGCACGTTGCGTTGCGTATGCAATCGCCAACGCTTGCTTTTTTGGCTTGCCCGCCTTCAGTTCTGCCTTTAGATTAGTCTCAAAGGCTTTTGGGGATTTTGACTTTACTAGAGGCATGTCGGGCTCCTTGGGTTCAACAGTTCCAAGCTTTTAGGCTTTTGTTGATTCTACTGTTCGGGTCTTTCTTTGTCTTGTCGCTTGTAAGCTTTTCTTTCATACCCTGCATCCGGGAGCAAAATGAATCCCGTCTAGCTGCATCCTTTTTGGTCTTAGGATTAGGGGCCGGGGGCTTCAGATTCATCCCTTGAGCTTTAGCAGACGCACGCCCTTTGGCATTCAACCCGCCTTTAGGGTCCTGTCCGGCCTTGCGGGTCCATGCGGGGGATTTAGCCATAGAACACCGTGGCGGTCATATCCGCAGCGGGAGTCACGTAGATACCAGTAGTAGCCAGAATGCCTTCGCCGGGAATCACAATGTTGATGCTGCCAGCCGCAGCCGCAGCAGTGAACACAAAGAGCGTAGCACCACCGTTGCCGTCCGTGATAGTCAGCGCCCCACCAGCAGCGGGTACACCGACCACGATACCCTTGATACGGCTGCGATATGCGGTAACCGCCGTGGCGGTGCCAGCAGCTACAGCAGCTGCCTTTACATCAGTCTGCATAGCCATGATGGACTCCTATTAGGCCGGAGTGATGGTCGTCGTGCCATCAGCAGCGTCGATCCAGGCGCCAGTAGCGCCACCGATCTGAGCCACATAGATCGTCTTGGTCGTGGTGTTGTAGATCAGTACTCCGGCGTCTTTATTCGTAGTGTTGACTGCCGCAGTTTTGTCACCGAGCAGCGTAGAAGTGGAGGTCGGAATCTTGATTGCCGTGGCAGCAACAACACCAGAGACGGCGGTAGCAGTGCCCGTCAGGTTGCCTTCAAAACCGTTAGCCGAAGCGACCGGGCCGGAGAAGTGAGAGTATCCCATTATGATTCCTTGTATGCGTTAGGGCCGCTCTGTCTGCATACGGGTCAGCCGGGTCTGTCAGAGAGGCCGGGTCTTGGGGGTCCCGGATTGAATACATTATGCCCCCACTCTGACGAGTGGTCAAGCGCTGCAAGCGCTTTCTTCGCCTCTCTATTTATACGCCGTTTTTCCAGCATAGCTGCTTTTCGCACGGGGTCAGCCCACATAGCTTTAGTGGCAGCAGCCTTAGCGGCTTTCACTTCAGGACGATTAGCGATCTCTTTGTTATTCGCGGTTTGCTTTGCATGGTATTCAGGGTCTTTCCACATTTTTTTCGACCTTTGCACGGTCTTAGCACGCGACTCCTCGGTGCTACGGGTAGCCTTAATTCCTTTAGCCATCTTTTCTCCGTGCTGCGCCCACACGGCCTTACTTGTCGCTGACTTTTTCTCACGCACGCCCGGCTTCTTATGCCCAGCTAACTGTGCCGCTTTCACCTTTTCAGCATACGACGGGTCTTGCCACATTTTTGTTGCCGCCTGCTGCATCGTGGCCTTGAACTCATCAGTGTGAATAAATGCAGCTTTTCCGGCTTCTCGTCGTGCGATTACCTCTGGGTCTTTAAGAGCCTCGCGTATTGCTGCAGTAGTCTTGGCTTTGTACTCAGGGTTACTCCACCTAGCTTTTGCGGCCTCGGCATTTCTCGTACGCTGCTCATCCGTGAGCAGCGCATCCCGAATACTCGCTCTCCACTCAGGAGTACGTACTGCACCGCTAAACCCTTCACCTCCGTCAGTAAGATTAAACAGAGGCCCTTTGTGTAAGTCTCGGCGACCGTACAACGCGATCAAACGCATCTCATCGAACAGAGCATCCGCTTCATCCTCAAACTCGGAAACAAGCTCGATGATTGGGGTTAGATTAAGCTTGCGTAACAAAGCAAGAAATGCTCCAAATCCCGGATTTTTATGAACGCGTTTTTCCCAATGCACGTACATACGACGCCCAGTTCCTTTCCCAACATACACAACCTGCTGGTTCTTAGTTGGGCGAGGGTCTTTGTAAACATAGGTGTAAAACATCGAAAGCTCCTGTTGTTGATGGTCGAAGTGTACCACAATGAACGGAGACTTTCAAGAACTATGTAAATAAGCTAAATTCTAGGAAAAAGTAGGCATGAAAAAAGGAGCTCGAAAGCTCCTTTTTATATAGCAACAAAGCTAATCAGGACGAGCCCGGAGAGCCGAACAGTCCCAACGGATCGCTAACGCCGAAGCTGTAGCGCTCACGGGATTTATATCTTGTATTTCCGGTTTCGAAATCCCCATCCATACCAGTGCTCAAAGGCGTACGAACAAAGTGCTTCAGGCCATTCGGGACATCAGTCAGAAGGAACCAAGCGTTCGTGTCGGTCAGCCAGTGGTTTACAGCATACCCACCCGGAATCGAACCGTTGTTCTTCAGGGCGTTGATGTCGTTGTCCACAGTGCCAACGCGCAGGTTGGTTTCCAACAGACGGGTAGCAACGAACTGCAGTGCCGGAGGAATGATCAGCTTTTTGGGCTTGGCTGCGATCAGCAGTCCGCGCTCATCAGTCCATGCGGCAATCTGGATCACAGCATTTTCCAAAGCGGTTTCATTCAGGTCAGCGCCCACGGTCGGACGGTTGCTGTTGGTGCCACCAGAGACCAGCGGGTGATCTGTAGCGCACAATGTCTTGCCATCACCATAGGTAACTGCAGCGTTGAAGGCGTTGTTCAAGATAGAGGCAGCCTTGACTTGCTTGGTGTACGCCATACCACGGGCCAGAGCCTTGGTGTAGCGAGCCGACAGCGAGTCGTAGAGCTGATCTTCCAAAGCTTCCTCAGTAATTGAGAAGCCCATAGCGATGGTCTCGTGGGTGTAGCGAGCGGTCCATGCTTCCTGTGCGTTGTCGTACTGGATACCTTGACCTTCGGCTTTCACCGGAGCTGCGCCGAAGCCAGACAGCTTGGTTTCTTCTTCAAATGAACGCTCGGAAGTCTCGATTTCGTAGATTTCCTTGTGCTCTTCACCGTAGCGGGCGTATTCCAGACCGAACAGTGCGTTCAGACCAGGCAGGAGCTCTTTTAAGAGCTGCGATCGGGAGATGGCCATGATGTATTCCTCCTATTAAACGCCGAGCGGGTTGGTGTAGCTGTGCAGACCCCAGTTCAACTTGACGATGAACTCCGGATAAGCATCCGTTTCGGTGCCGCGCACCATATCAACGATCCGCAGGGCCAGCGACGAAGTAGCTGCCAGAGACGCGCCGTTGGTGCCGACGACCAACTTCACATCCGACAGGCCAGTGGTGGCGTTCGGGGTGCCGAAACCGATAGCGGCGTTCTTGCCAATAGCACCCGGCCAGCCAGAGCCAGCAGTGCCGCTATTGAACGTGCCCAGAGCAGCAGAGCCTTGAATCTGGAACAGACCGTCATAGTCTTCGTAGACTTGCACCCAGATGTCGGTGTACCCAGCAGACACGGCGTTGGCCGGGAGATACTGAGCCCACAGGGACTGCTTGGTGGCCGGGTTCACATAGCGAACACCAGTGCAAACGCCAACAATACCAACGGTACCAGCGGTTGCGTTGCCAGCCAAAGCAGGCAGAACAGCAGCCACGGGGCTGGTGGTGTTGACACGGCTGGGCAGACCTGCGCTCGACAGGACGACCAGATCACCGACGTAAAACGCCGTAGTGTCAGCGGCGACTTTGAACTCGCGCACTGCACTGTTATTGTTGGACTGCGAACCGATCAGAGCAATCGGCTTCAGGCCATAGGGAGAGGCAACAGATGCCATATCAAACTCCTAAAATTAACTACCACGACCGAAAGAAACCTTGGTCTGACGCTCTTTGAAGAGCGGCATACGTGGGTCGCTTTCACGCATATAGGTGTTGTCCACCGAGCGCATTTGCGATTCCGTTTGGTCACGGTAATACGCATCACGCTGCTCAACGAACTCCACAGGTGTTTTGCAAAGCAACAAGCCGCCGACTTCGATGCTGTCCGGGAAACGGCCAGAAGCCATACCGTACAGACGAATTTCCGGATGCTCAGATGCCTTAACAGGCTCCCAGCCTTCGCGGAGCTTTCCAGAAACGTTCACTGGATCATCTTTCCCCATCGTACTGACTCGAATCCAGCGGAAGGCATACCCCGGCTCCGGGTTCGGGTCCGGGAGCAACTGAGGCGGCATCCACTTTTTCGGGCGTTCTGTAGTCTCACGCGATTGCAGCGCACGGGGGCTACGGGGTTCAAGCTTTTCCATGTTCATTTCCTCATTTCTTCCGCTACCTTACGTGCATAGAGCTCCAGAGGAACACCAAGCCGCTTGGCGATATTTACCTGCGTTTGTGTAAGTACGATCTTCTTAGGCGCTGTACTACGCGATGCCGGTGCAACTACATTCGTTTTGGTTCGCTGAGAAAGGGCTGCTTCAGCGGGTTCCACATTAAATGCTTCTGGGAACCGTTTCCTCATATCGGCGTTGATACTATTGAAGTACTCATCGCTCGACGGAGAAATACCCGATCCAACCAACTCTTCATGGAGGCCCAGAGCGTAGGCTGTCATCTTCCGATTACTGCCAAACCACGAATTCTGCTCTTGCCAATCGCGTGTTTTAGCATCCACTACAGGAGCTTGTTGAACCTGTTGGGTAGTTTGTACTACATTTTGCTGCGGTTGTACAGGGGCTGGGCGGAAATTATTAACTCTATCCGCTTTAATCTTCGCCGCAGTCATAGCTTCTTGAGCCGCAACCAGAGCTTCTGCATCGCCAGCCTCATAAGCTGCCTTGTACATCCGCTTGGCTTCTTCGACTTCCTTGGCTACTACATGCTTGGCCTGTTCGAGAAGTGCTTGCTGATTTGAGGTTAGCGAGCCTTTGAGTTTCTGGTTCTCTTCGACGACGGCTTGTGCCAGTCGGAGGGCTGCTTCTTTCTCACGCTGCGCGGCTTCCTTAGCCCGACGCTCTTCGTGATACCCCTTACCTAGATGGGCCAGTCGATCCTTCAACTTCTGGTCAGTGTACTTGGCCAGCTCATCATCGGTTACCTCAGCCGGGGCCTCGCGCAACGGAGTGCGACCCTTGTCAGCCGGAGGTGTGTCGTCAACGATCTCGACCTCGGGGGCCGATTCGCCTTCTACTTCGAATTCGACTTTGTCTTCTTCCTTAGCGGAAGGGGTTTCGTCGGGGAACTTAAATTCAGTTTTGTCTAGTGCCATGATTACTCCTTACACACGAGATACACCACGCGGGTCCTGCACGACTGCCTCGACCGAATCGTCATTGATGATTCGCAGTTCTCTCCCATGAATCTTCATGCGGGTGCCAGTATTCGGGCGCACGATAACGAAGTCACCGACTTTGCAGGAGGGGCCATTCGGGAACCGCTTCTCGTCTTTGTACGCATCGGGGCCCATCTTCACGACAAACAGGACCGGAGACAGAAGCTCCTCATACTGCAGAGTCTTGTCGGCTTTCAACAAGCCACTCTCATATGCCTTCTCAGCCTCAGGAAGGATGCAAAGCAGGTGATAAGTAGTCGGATCGGGCAGCTGTTTGGCCTTGTCCTCCGCTGTTTCCGGCGGTGGTTCAGACTTTCGAGCCTTCTCCAACAGCATGTCACCAATGTCCATACCCTTCAGAATATCAAGTTGGTTCATTAAGTTCCTCATAACGCATGGGGTTTGTGAAACATCGACAGGCACCCCAGAAAAGCCTGTGCGATTCAGTCTTCGTCAGCGCCCTGCAGGCGGACTTCCATTTCGGACACGAGGCGCTGGGCCAAGGAGAGTCCGCGAATTACGCCGCAGGCTCGACGATACTCGTCATACTCCATACACCCCTCGATAACAGCTGCAGCCAACTCATTCTTCTCATCTTCCATCTGCTTCTTGAGCAGAGTCATGGCGTCCATAGTCATTTAGCTTCCTTCTTCGTTTTCACGGCTTGTTGCTTAGCTGCGGATGATTGCGCGGCCTGCTGCTCCTTCAACGCTGCTGCTTGCGCTGCCTGCTGGGCTTTCAACTGCATCTGTTGTTGGGCCTGTGCAGCCTTGATCTGAGCCTGCTGGCTGGCCTGCTGGGCTTGGATCGCCATCTGCTGACGGGCCTGTTCCGCTTGCAGTGCCAGCTGCTGCTGAGTCTGCTGGGCTTGGATCGCCATCTGAGCCTGAGCTTGCTGCGGTGCCGACTGCTGTGAGCGGAGCGCCATCTCCTGCGCCTTCAACTGCAGCTCTTGCTGTGCCAGCGCCAACTCGCCATCGACCTTCTTAGCCTTGATCTGCAGCTCTTGCATCTGCATCTGGATCATCGGGTCCTGCTGCATCTGCTGAGCTTGCTGCGCCGCAGCTTGGCCCTTATTGAGGGTGAGCAGTTGTTGCGCAGCCTGAGCGACGAGCTTGGAAAGTTGGACTTCCACCTCTGGGGGCATCTCGGTATCCGGAGCAGGTAGCGTAGCGCCGAGCTGTTCTTGGACCTTAGCCCGATACTGGAACGCAACGTGCTCGGCGACGTGCGCCATGATGGATGCCTGAATACCTTGAGCCTGTGGGTTCTGGCCGATCTGACCCATCACCATCGGGTCCTGCATCATGGCCGTGTGCGTGGCGATATGGGCGTCGTGGTCCTGATAAATGAACGCCTTGGTGGGTTTGCCCGTCAAGAACGCCATATTCTCGCTGATCGGGTCACGTGGAGTCATATCGTCCGGGATTGGGACTAATTTAGCTGCATTTTTAATCCCCAAAACCTCCAGCATCTGACGGTGCAGGACCGGAAGGTCGTAAATCTGCGGAGCGCCTTGAGCCAGCTGCAGGGCAGCTTGGTACTGCATGATGCGCTGAGCCATCGTGGAGCTGTTGGGGTCCGAGACCGGAATGACCTCGACCATCGAATAGTCGGACTTGCGAGCCGATCGGCCTGCGCCCTGCGGGGTATACGAATACTCCTCAGGCGCATGATCACGGATCAGAGCTGCCAACAGTTTGAACTCCTGCTTCATGGAGTAGTGCACGCGGGCCTGAACAGCCGACATCGTTTTCAACGTGCGCTCAAGGAGAGCAAGAACCGTGCCGACCGGTGCGTTAGCGCTCATGTCGGAGATGTTCATGTCGCTGATGGCACCCAAACGACGGGCTTCTTCAGTCAGCTGGTTACACAGCGCCAGCAGAACTTGGCTCGGCTCCTTATACGGGAGCGGCATGATGTTGTCCCGCAGGGTGCCGCTGGCCACGTCTACGTCGCGGAACTCACCCGGAGCGATGGGCGTGTCGTCCCCCTTCACTCGCAGGCCCTTGGTCTTCATACCACCGGGCAGGTTGCTCAGCTGACCTGCGTCCACCAGCTCACGGATGATGGAAGTGCCTGCGCGAGCATAGCCGCCGATCAGGTTTATAAGGCCGAGGCCATACGCACCGAAGCCGGGGATATAGGTGTACTGGACGAGGTGCTGCCGCTTGGTCTTAGTCTCATCGTCCTCGTTCCAATTACGGTAGATGCTCAGGACAGTGTCAGTGCCCTTGTCGAGAGTGATGATGTACGGCAGGGCGATACCATCCGGGTCCTCGTAGCCGGGTAGGTCCAATTCGGCTTGAATCTCCAGCAATTGGTACCTGTCGTCGTCCGTTACCGAATACCCCTGAATGTCCGCCTTCTGCTTCTCGATATCGGTCGTGATACGCACCGGATCGCCCAAGTCAACGTCGCGATAGAACCCCGCCACCTGCAGCTTACGAATCTCGTTCTTGGTCTTACGCATTATGTGCGTAACACGCGGGGCAGTCTGCGCACTCGTCGCACCGTACGGGATGATGATGTCTTCAGCCGGTACGAAGATCGCCGTCTGACGGCCAAGGGATGTGTCTTCGTAGACCTTCTTGAACGCAGCACCAGCAAGGCCCAAGCTGAACAGCATACGCTCATGCTCCGGACGGTACTCAGGCATACCTTCGGTGATCTCGAAGTTCATGTCCTCCGCAACGCGGATCGCAGCTTCCTTGTTCGCTGGGGTCTCTTCACCGATGATCTCGGTCTTCACCGGACCTGAGGCCGGGAAAGTCTCCATGATCGTCTCGCTCTGGAACCGAATAGCAGCTTCAGCCAGCACGCTAGAGTACACACCCGAGGCACCAATCCAAGGCTCCGTACGTTCTTCATACGTGAGACCAAGCACCTCAAGCCCCTTCACATAGTCCTTCACCCAGTCCTTGCGAGAATTGATGTCCTCATCGATTTGGGCGGACAGTTCGGAACCGAGGCTCGCCAGCTCGTTCTCAGACATCCATTCCGCCAAATTGGCTCCAAAGGATTCGGGCTCATTCTCCGGCAGCAGGTCAATCTCGACACCATCCACGCCGATGGTTACCCCTTCCGGGTTGACGATCTCAATCTCGACTTCGGGAGCCTCGGAATCTAGGGCTGCGTCGATACCGAGTGGCGCTTGATAGAGCGAAGGTGCGAAATTAGTTGCCATAGGTGTGTCCAGTGTCCGGTTCAATAGTACGCCTTGCGACGCGGCTGAAGATACTCATCATTATCCGTCACGTCAGACTGCAGCCGCAAGAGCCCGCCTTTACGCGCTCGGATGAGCGCTAGGGATAGTGCATCACAGTTGTGCACTAGCACCCCGTTTGCGTAAAAAACGGGGTTGCCCTCTACCTGCAACGCATACACAGGCTCACGATTCGGCAGGGCGCGAACGCCGCTCACGCTGCAGGCGTAAAACTCTGGACTTTTTGCAGGCTTCGGAACATACGACTCCGATAGTACGATCTGTGATGTACTCAGTTCCACATTCTTCGCATGTATGCGTGTAGAGCTTCTTCGGCCGTGGGGTATACCGTCGACGGTGACGTTCAACTTCTCTTCGGCGATCCCGCTCTGCTTTACAGGCGTCAGAGCACGCAGTCTCGCCCCGAGAGGTTTCAAAGTTCTTTCCACAAATGACACACACTGCTTCAGATGGCCCACCGCTGTGGTAAAGGTCGTGGCATCTAATCGAACAAAACTTTGCGCGATCTGTTTGAAAGGATGTAAACGTTCCCCCACAATGTACGCAAGTGTAGGCAGTTGGAGTCTTCTGAAACTTCGGTTCTTGGGACTTACGTCTCCACTCCCGTTTGTACACAGTTCGTGGTGAGGCATCATCTTGGCAATGTCGAGCACCATGCTCAGCTGTGCTGAGGCATTCAAGGTTATCAAGCCGGTTGTTGCTTGTGTCATGGTCTTTGTGATGGATGTGCTTGCCTTTTGGAATAGGCCCGTTAGCATCTTCCCATACACGACGGTGCAGCGCCTCATTCTTTCCATCACGCTTGCCGTAGAAATACTGGCGCAATGAGATGTTTTTGCTATCAGGATATCTACGGTAGTTAACTCCTCGGTAGCAAAATACTTCGACGTACATACAAAGTCCCCTTTCTGAAGGTTTCCAAGGGGTATGAACGCCTGACTTGCCTGCACATAGATAGGATGATCCGCAGTCCCACGCAAGACACGCCCATCTGTAAAGATTACCTCAACTATCTTAGCCTCAAGATTGCTACAAGCTGCGGCGACTACCCGCTGTGGCCCAGTTGGCGTCCAAACCAATTCCCCCTTACGTACGTTGATTATATCACATTCCCTGCCGTCAAACATGGTGATTTTTGTATTAGCTACAAAACAATTATCATCGTGCTCTCCAGAAGGAAACGCTAACAGCTCTTCCACAACCTCAGCAGCCCACTGAGTCTCAGGGAACCATACCTGTCCACTGACAAACATGTCACTTATGGAGTTGATGCGTGCTATTTTGTCCTGCCCCTTACCCGGACTGTAGTCCTGCACGAACAACCCAGACCTCCGCATCTCATCAATCAACGGTTGTCCGCTGGCCTTAGCTTCAACAATTATGCTGTCCGGACTCCAGTCTTTAGCCTGCTGCAGCGCCATTTTTTTCAGTTCAGGGAACTCCCATTTTCCGCGCACGCTGTTGAGCAATATCAGATTATCAACCCCATCTTCATTTTTCCACACCCCCCATGTTTGACACACAGAGTAGTCGGAGCGTTCCTTGGTTGTTAGTGCGGTATCGAAGGACTGAATGATAAAGTCAACGGCTGGTGGGTCCTCATGCGGCCACCACTTGATGTGATCCCGCTTGATGATGGCAGACTCTTGAGCCGTCGGGTTTTGCTGATACTGAGCATTCCACTGCCACAGCGGCATAGACGCCTTGGTTCGCAACAGCGACTCCAGCGGCCACTGTTCTGGCCAGAGTGACTTCTCATCTGGCGTACCCTCGTTGAGAATGGCTGGGAACTCGAAGACCTCGTACTGGTCACCGTCTTCGTTGAGACTGCTGTCCTTCGTGAGCCGACCGATGAGATCTCGTTGTCCCCATCTGGTGTGGAGGACGCATAGGCGCCCCTCAGGCATTAGACGAGTACGCAGACCGGCACGGAACCACTCATAGGTGGACTCGAATGAATTCGTATTCCCCGATTTAATGTCCTGCTCACTATGGGGGTCATCGACGATACAGTTATGTGACAAGATTGTATCGCCTATAAATGTATGGTCCCCATCAACCATGAAGTTCACGAAATGACGGGGTGCATGATGCTCTACTCGGATTTGTCCGGCGAAACGTACTCCCAACAAAAACCCAAGGATGTCTTGGCACGTCCAGAAAGCGCCTGCCATATCTTCTTTTTTATCGCTTCCCGCTCCTGCGGAGAAGGCATCATAGCCGTCGCAGCCTCGGCTAAGGAGGCGTGCAATGCAACTACGGAACCATCCAGAGACTTTTGTAAAACCGGCCTCTTGTTGTGGCTCATGCGTGGGGCACACAGAGCTTCCTCCGGAGTCATCCCCATTACAGATATTCGATGCACAACCATGTCCTTGGTGATGCCCATCTTTCGTGCCCATTGCGAAACTGACAATGTTTCTCCAAAGGCCGTTATCTTGACTCCGTTTGTGCGGTTGTTCTGTTGTGTCTCCACATCGGCCCACCGGCAGTTCTCCGGGGTGTACCCCTTGGTGTTGTCGATCCGATCCAGCGTGTGCTGCGGAGACGGGGGATGCCCCATGTCCGCAAAGAAGCTCGCAAAGTCGAGCCACCGATTGCACACAGTAACTCCAGCCCCTCCGTAGGATATATAGTTTGCTGCTTTCGGGTTGGTGCATCGCTGCAGCATCAGCGCCCAGATGTTGTACGTGCGGGTCCGCGACTGTCCGTGTTTTGGGTTTGCCATAAAGAACTCCTGATAGATGAGTCTTTATTGTATCAAACAAAGTCATCGTCCACAAGACATCAGAGGGCTGAATTTTTATAGCGCACACCCACCCGCGATTGAAGGTCCAAATTGGATGCTCAGCAGACACCTTAAGTTTGCCCGCTATCATCACCGTAGTAGTGTGCTCGGGGAGGATTTTGGCCTGCACAAGCGTCCATCCGTGCCAACTACGCAGGTGCTCTCCGATTTCAACGCTGTATGCATGTACTAAACCACGCTCAAGCGTTTGCACACGGACTAAAGGGTCCAGACAGAGATGGCCCCCCCGACCGGCCAAGGCCCCTCCTACACCAGTCGCAAAGTATTCACCACCTTTGTTGGTATTCCACTTGCCTGCGGCTTTTGCGTCAGCGGCAATGGATATTCCGGGAAAAATCCGCTTGTATTCGGCGGTCTGCATGATATTTCGCACCTTACGAGCCATATCCACGGCCAAATCGGCAGTGTGTGAGGCCACAATCACCTTGTGATCCGGGTGTTTTCCGAGATACCAAGCCGGGTAATAGATGGAAATCATCTGGGATTTACCGAATCGAGGGGCCATAGAGACCGCAATTCGGTCGTGAAGCCCTGATTCGACCCCCATCAGCAGCCCACCGAGCCGTTTTAGGTGCGTTCCGAACTTGTAGGAGGTATCCAAGGCTGCAATGAAGGCCAAAAAGTCGTTTTGGGCCAGTGAAATCCGTTTTCTCTCATCCAACTCGTCCAGCAGCACGATCATGTCCGCCATTTCGGCGGGGGATAGGCCCCGCATGATGGCATCGATCTCAGCTTGGGTCCGTTTAGTCATTCCGGGGCCTTCAACTCGTCTACATCAATAACAATTGGACGGGCTGGGTCATCATAGGGCTTGGGGTCAGAGGTCTCCATGTCCAAAGTCTTGGTCAAGCGCTCACGCAGCAGCTGTTCCAGCTCCTCAGTTGGTCGGTGTCGCATCGTGATTTCTGTTTTTTCAGTGAATAGGCCCACATCGCTGATCTTGCCAAGCAACTCAAGGGCTTTCAGCCGGATACGAGGATCGGTAGATTCCGTCTCAAGCAGTAGTTTGTTCGTGACAAACGTGCGTATTTGCGCAGCGGATTCGACTACGGCTTTGTCGTACTCTGACAGAATGGCCTTGATGTGCACAACTGTGCCGGGGGAGGACAGAAGTACGGCATCCCCACCTTTTGATGGGCGGGACAGCAGCTCGTGGGCTGCATCTATATCCCGGTCTGTCACCATCACATCGGCACCTAGCTCACACAAGGACGCAAACGCGGCATCGACCCTTGCCGAAAGGTCTTCAAACGTAGGTGGATAGTCCGCCAACGGGATATCAGTGTCAATTTCCGGTGTGTACATACGCAACCCAAGGGGTGAAGGCTAAATTGTATAGGAGCGTTGGGAATTTTTATGCAATATTTTTTGTGGGGGCTTTTTTGGGAGAAGGGGGGCCTCTTTTGGTGTGTTTAGTTTTGGGAGCGGTCAGTTTGTTTAGTTTGGCTCAGAGTCGCTCTGGATTTATCCGACACTCAGAGTAAAAGCGCGCGGGACTCCGACACCATAAGGGGGGCATAGGGGGTCGGTGGGGTTGCACCCCGGCGCGGGTGTCGAATAGTTAGAGCTATTGACGGTATAGGAAACTATACTAAAATAGGTGTACCGAGTTGCGAAGGGTGACTCGGATCAACCAACCGGAGAAATGAAATGAGCAAGTCCACAAACACCAACCAACAAGTCGCGCCCACCATCCCCAGCTTTGCCGCTGAGGCGCGGCAAGTACTTAAGGCATTGCAAGCGTTTGACGCTGCAGCATCTAAGGCTTCGGAAACTATTGCTAAGGCTATGCAACACTTTCTGGATAGCTGCACAGTAGCCGGTATCGCGCGGTCTGCCGAAGCGGTCAAGCCTATCGGCAAGGCTATTCGCGAGTGTGAAGTTTTTACGGAAGCCGTTGCACTTGGCACGCTTGAGAAGAAAACGGTGACCGAATATGCACAGTCTGCCATGCGGGCGTACTTTCATAACGTGCCATTTGCGCAGGGTCTTAAGAACGACCCAGCGTTCAAGATTCCCGATGCCTCGGGGAAGACCAAGGGCACACCCGATAAGAAATCCGGTGGCGTGAAATCCACGACACGCGAAGCGCTTGATAAGACTCTGAGCAAGGCGATCCAACAAGCACGCCTTTTAGGGTTAACTGACTTCGCTGCGGATGTGCTGGATTTGGCACTTGATACACTGGATGGATTCAAAGAGATCACCGAGTGATCTGACCACTACCCCACGAGCCGCCGCAAGGCGGCTTTTTTATTGCCCGCGTTTTGCGCGGGTTTGATGACAGTACCCTAAGGAGCGTAGGCGTTTAGGCGTTTAGGCGCACAGGCAGGCACCGCACAGGCAAGCACCGCACACGTCGCGCGAAGCTGCACCCCAACAGCCGCGTCTAACGATTAGATATATCTAACGCACCCCAACAGCCGCGTCTAGCCATTAGACCACCACCGTCTAACCGTTAGATGTATTTAATACACCCTGCATATCGGCACGGGTACGGTCCCGGCAGGCGTCTAACGGTTAGACGGCAAGGGCCTTTTTGGCGTTACGCGACAAACATATTTTACAAACATATGTAAGCAATTAGGGTAACGCCCTTTTTGAGCGCAAGCATGCGCTAAGTTGTTGATTTATATAGTAATAGTAGTTAGTAGTAGTAGTAGTAGTAGTAGTAGGACCCCCCTTGATACGCTGATACGTCGATTTTTTGCAAAATCTCCAAAATTCCCCTGCTGCCTCCGTCCGTGCAGGCTCACGCACAAATTTCATACAAAACTCACCTTCGAGAAGGGTCCGAGGCCGATTTGGCTTTTTTCACCTTTTTCCATATGGGCCTAAGTATCACAGCCAAATTCAGCCCGTCCTTCATTCGAGAAACGCCAAAATGTGTCAAGATACACTACACGTATCAACCCCCTAAAATATGTTTGTCTGTTACGTGCGCAACGCCTCACGCGATCCTAGTAATAATATATTTATCACCTACCCTTCGCGTCGAGTACCGCGCCCTGCCGTGCTTGTTCACGCCCACAACAGCCCTTGTGCCCTGCCAGTCCGATTCAATATATTCATTTAGCCCTAAATTCTCGAACGGGTGCGTGGTGCGACGTAGGTTCCAGTATTTTGCCTCCTCTTCCAGCGACACCCGCTGCACCCGCACGATGCCCTTGCGACCTGTGACCACGAACCGTTTGTTCTTCGCCCTGCCGTACATATGCACTTCCTTTGCCACATCATTCAGGTCCAGCTCTTTCGACTCCCACACTTCCCCCTCTTGCAGCTTCTTGACTTCCGAACGCCAGTCAGTGTCCGGTGACCGGCATAGCCGGATCACTTCTACGCAGGTGTTCGTCTGCACAAATTTCATCTTCCATCCGTTCTTGCACGCCCAGTTCCGCGCTGCGGATATCTCTAGGAATAGCTGCCTGCCACTGCTGTACAACGGGATCACATCCCCATCTTTCATCGTCTTGAAAGGATATTTTGACGGTCTGCCCATGATGCCACCTATGGTGTAGTTAAAGAAGTTTATATTTTACTCCCGCCCGCACACCCAAACAACAATATTTTTTACTCCAACCATGTCTAACCATTAGACCGCGCTAGGTACGGTCACGCAAACCCCAACACTGCCAAAAACACCCGAATATGTGTATAGAAAGCTTGACAAGGTAGAGTTTCTGTGGTACAATATGTCTTATCGAGTGGGGGATCGTCCTCACCGACCGGCGTCAGATGTAACTGCCGCAGCCCTTTAACAATCCGTATCGGGTGCCGTATTCGTAAGTTAGTCTAACCATTAGATATAACCGAGCACCAAGCATCCGAAAGCCGTCGCTGCAATAGATGCAGAAACTACAAAGGCCCGACCCGTTCGGTCCCCCCTGAGTGAAAAGACGTGGGGTTAGCCCCCCTCATGTGCTGGTAACAGGCACATGGAAAAGCAAAGGCCTGCGGTCATATCTAGTGCGATGTGACCGCTAACTACCTAAATGGACGCCATACACCGGGTTAATCGCCCGACGTGGCTAAGTTGGAGTAGATGGGCATCAGTGCCCATCTGACAACCAATGGGAGCCGGGACCGCGCAAGCGGGATAGATCGGCTCGACAAGTCCTATCGTAGTCTGCGGGTGCTAACCACCCGTTTGACCGTCTAACGATTAGACGGCATCTTTCAGGGCATGGGGAACCGTGCCCTGCTGGATGGAGAGACCATCAAACAGCCAACCAAAGGAGAAAATCATGCGAGTACAAACCCCCAAGCCGACACCAGTCCATGCGCCGTGGATGTGGGATGAGAATGAATGGGAGACAACCGAGGCACTCATTGCCGAAGTAGAAGCCGAACGGAAGGCTCACTACGTGAGCCAGTATGAGTTTGCATACCTGAGCAACGGAGATGAGGAGTAACCTCAACCCACGTCTAACCATTAGACGGCACCCACTAACCAAGGAGTAAATCATGGACACGTTGATCACCAACCCCAAGCCCACCGCCTACATCAAGATGCAGCTGCACCTCGAACGCCACAAATACCGCAAGGGTGCCTACTACGGCGATACCCCTGCCGACCCTAGCCGTAGGGCCAAATCCAACTTCCGGGTGACCAAGCGCCATGACTGCATGGCGGTCATCTTCCACAACACCTACATCCTGCGTGCCTACCCCGATGGTCGAGTCATGCTCGACTGCGGGGGCTGGGCGTCGCACCCCACCACTAAGGATGCAGTTAACGACGCGCTCGCTCGCTTCGCCCGTCACATCCCTGGCCGGCTGCACTCGACCAAATACAAGGGCTTGAATCAGCTGTGCCTAGGCTCCGTTGCCTATTACGACGGGATAACTTTCGACTCCAATGGAGTCCAGCTCTCCGAGCCTAAGCCATTCATGATGCGTAGGATAAACCGCGATGAGTCTGCCGACTTCCGTCGTGGGATCAAGGAGTCCGGGTTCAAGGATATGTTTAAGCTCCTGCACGCTACAGTCCCTGCTGACCTCCGCCCCCGTTACTTCGACACCCGCCGTCTCGCTGACAAGCTGACCGACCCTGACCGTGCCGTAGACTGGCCCGAGATCGTTGCCTACTATAAGTGGGCACCGAACTGGGAACCCGCCGAACGCGATGCGTCCGCATGCTGGCAAGGCATCATGGCCGAGTGCAAGTCCCGTATGTATGAGACTGCGCCGTCTGATGTCATCCGTCTCATCTAACCATTAGATCAAACCACACCATCAACCAACTGGAGAAAATCATGAGTCTGTCAATCAACTTCGACCAAGCCGTCACGCTTATCCGCACCGTCGGCTCACTAAACACTGTACTGCTCCGAGGTGCTCCGGGCACAGGCAAGTCCTCTATCCTGTCCTCTCTCGCCCGTGAGTTGCCCGACTACCTGCCGTGCTATATCGACACGCAGCAGCTTGACCTTGGCGACTGCGCCATGCCAGTCATCGACCGTGACCAGATGGTCACACGGTATGCACCCAATGCCCGCTTCGGCCTTGCCCGTGGTCAGAACCGCCCTGTCCTTCTAATGTTAGACGAGCTCGGCAAAGCTCCGCGTCCTGTCCTCAACATGCTGCTGCCCGTGATTCTCGAACATCGGCTCGGCGACACCCCCCTGCCTACCGGCTCTATCGTGTTCGCTACTACCAACCTCGACACCGATGGTGTTGGAGATAGTATCCCGTCGCATGCATATAACAGAATGACGGTTATCGACTACGCTAACCCCACCGCAGATGAGTGGCTTGCATGGGCCATCGACAACGACATCGCCCCTGAGGTCATGGCCTTCGCTCGTGAGTTCCCGCAGGTGTTCGATAGGTACGACCAGCTCGACCCCGGCGTGCGCAACCCTTACGTGTTCAATCCTCTCACTGGCAACACCCGTGCGTTCTGTTCACCCCGAAGCCTCGAAAAGGCCAGCAATCTAATCAAGGCACGCGACATCCTAGGTGCGGCCCTGTTACCTGCCCTTGCCGGTACCGTGGGCGAGTCAGCTGCCCGTGATATGGAGGCATTGGTCAACCTCGCTGATGCTATGCCTCGCTTCGACTCAATCATGCGCGACCCCCTGACGGCGAAACTCCCTTCGGGAGTTGGTGCCTACTTCCTGATGGCATTTAGCCTCGTTGCCCGTGCGACCAAGGACAACATCGACACGATCATGACGTACGTCGGCCGGTTCGAATCGTTCGAGGCTAAGGCGTTGTTCGCAACTTCGTTAGCGGGGTCACGGGATAAAGTGGGCTTCGCCTGTTCATGCCGTGGGTTTACGCAGTTGGCAGCCACGCTTGGCCGCCTGTTCTGAGGAGATCATCATGCTAGTCACCGAATACACATCCGATGGTCGTCGCATCGTGCGCTTGCACAGAGACTGGACACCCGACCGAATCAGTAAGGCGTACACCCCGCTGATGCAACGGATTCAGATGACCCCCGAATCCTATCGGCTCCAGACTTTCCTGCTCTCGCAGCGACAGTCTAATCATTAGACACAACCAAGGAGAAAACCATGAACCAGTACGAGTACGAGTACGAGTACGACGATGACGAAGATGATTACATGGCAGACGATGACGGCTTCCGCGAGGCTGACTACGAGCCCGGTATCTGCCCTGCGTGCAATGGGTCAGGCGAGGGGCAGCATGATGGCACACGGTGCTCAATGTGCCGTGGGAGGGGGGGGTCATGACAACTTACTGCTGCACCTGCAGTGACGTAGTGCCCGCCCGTCGCGCTCGACTTGGATACCACACCTGCCTGCCGTGTGGGGAGAAGCAAGCGCGTAGTGTGCGGCACACCATCGTGCCCATGCCCAAATCAAACTACATCCCAGTGACGGACCTGTCCATGCTCAAGGGGCTCAACTCGTCGCACCGAGGGAATAGATAGCAACCAACCGCCCCGCAAGGGGCATCTAACCATTAGACCGGAGAAATCATGAACGCTCTCGACCGAATCAAGAAAGCCCATATCAGTATCATGCGTGACCCCATCTTCTGCTCATTCAGCGGCGTGCTGGCTATGGGTAAGTCAGAAGTCAACGAGTCAGTGCCGACCGCTGTTACAAACGGAGTAGATAAAGTCTACAACCCTGACTTCGTTGCCAAGCTCTCAGACCCTGAGCTTCGCTTGCTCGTGCTGCACGAAAGTACACACGTTGCCTACGGCCACTTGCATGTCTGGCAATCCCTGTGGAAGCAGAATCGGCAGCTTGCCAACATCGCATGCGATCACTTCGTTAACCTGTCCCTGATGGACTCCGACAAGGGGCGTGGGTTCCTCGCTATGCCTGCCAATGGTGTGCAGCCAAACCCCGAGTTCCGGGGTTGGGATGTGAAGCGTATATTTGACTTCCTCCTGCGTGAGCAGGATGAGCAACCGCAGGGTGCGGGCGGTGGAGACGGTGAGGAGTCCGATAACCCCGACGACCCCGATGCCGGTGGCGGGTTCGACCAGCATGACTGGAAAGCTGCGGAGGCGCAGAGCGCAGCGGAGCGTGAGGCACAAGCCGAGGAGATTCAACGCGCCATCAGGCAGGGTGAGATCGTCAAGTCAAAGATGCAAGGCCGTGGGGCCGGTGGACGTGACGGCGTGTTCGGCGACCTGCTGACCCCCAAGGTTGACTGGCGCAAAGTGCTGCGTGAGTTCGTGTCCGAGGCGTGCAGGGGGAGAGATGAATCCAGTTGGGCGCGCCCTAACAGACGGTTCGTGGGGGAGGGGATTTATTTGCCTTCCCTGATCGGCACCACGATGGATTCCCTTGCCGTGGTGATTGACACCTCAGGCTCCGTCTTTGGCTCCGAGGATATGACACGCTTCGTCAGCGAGCTGACTGCGATTGTGGAATCGGTCAAGCCCAGCAAATGCCACGTCCTGTATGTGGATGACACAGTCCACGGTATGCAGACATTCGAGGATGGACAGTTCGCTGTGACAAGCCTGCACCTACGCGGGGGTGGCGGCACTGACTTGCCGGTGGCGTTTGATTACTTGGCATCAAAGGGCGTAAGCCCAACCGCGATGGTGATCTTCACTGACATGTACACGGGGTACGGTCATCAACCGAAATATCCGGTTCTGTGGGCTGCGACGACAGAACGCACCGCGCCTTATGGCGTGACGCTTCGCGTCAATTAAACCCGTCTAACCATTAGACATCTAGCTGCCGATAGGCAGCGAAGGAGAAAATCATGAACGTCCAAGAGCTCAAAGAAAAAGACCCATCTCGTTTTCAGCGAGAGTACGAGGAATGGTATCAGCACGGGCTATGGCGCGACTGGTGGGACGGTGTGCAAGAGATGTTCACGGAAGCCTGCAAAGCCAAAGGCGTGCAGGTGGACAAGATATGGTTCTCGCTCAACTACTCGCAGGGCGACTATGCTGCGTTCGAGGGGGCACTGCGTGTGCACGAGGTTATGGAGCACTTGAAGCTTGCTGAGCCATATCCGGCTCTGTATTTTGCAGTGAAGGACTACAACACCATCGTCGCAGTTAGTTGCCGGTATTGGACCCACTCACAGGTAAATGGTTTGCGCACTTACGATATGCCTTCCGTCCCGTGCGGAATCTTCGCGGACTTAGATGAGGACACATGGGATGATCTGATTGAAACCCAAGTTAACGAGGCAAATCTGGACGAGGTACTGCAGGAAATGGTTGACGGCCTGTGTGGGGAGTTATACCGGCAGCTGCGCGCTGAGTACGAATACCTGACAAGTAAAGAGAGCTTCATCGAGCACTGCGAAGCCAACGAGATCACATTTGAAGGAGAAAGTAAATGAAATTTATTGCCACCATCAATGACACACAAGTCGTCATGACCCCTCAACAAGTGGAGATACTTGCTGGAATGTTATCCGGTACACCAACCATCGAGCGTAAATGGCTCGGCTCTGGCAAGGGGCCTAACGGCACGGATTCAATCGACTTGCTTGGGACGTTTGCTCTGCGCACGTCGTTCAAGCTGGCCCCCCTACCAGATGACGAGTTCGACGCGCTCAAGCTCGTAACCGAGGCGCAGAAGGGCAAGTGACCACAATCCGTCAGCGCCGCGTAAGCGCGGCGTCTAACAATTAGACCAAACACAACCAAGGAAACCAAAATGAAACTGACCAAGCACATGAAAGAGGGACTCGTTCGTGCTATTGTTGCTGACATCCCTTCCCCGGATTCGAAGACGCGTCGTGACGCCCTTCAAGCAGCGATCGCAGATTGCATGTCCACGGATGTCCGCAAGGTATACGACACTGCCCCCAAGGCGCTGGCTACACGGTATATAGGAGACGCATTTAGAGGTCTGGGTTATAACGAGCGGGCGATCATCGTTGGCGACGTGCCTGCCACGAAGACAGACGAGCTGATCGCTCCCTACAAAGCCGAAGATGCCGCCCGAAACACAGTGATTGCCAACCTCACAGGCGCTATTGAGTCCTGTTCCACACTGAAGCAGCTCAATGACCGGCTCCCTGAGTTCAAGAAATATTACCCTACAGAAGCCGCGCCCTGCGCATCGCTCCCAGCGCTCGCCAATGTCGTAGCTGATCTAGCCAAGCTGGGTTGGCCCAAAGGCAACAAGTAAGCACAGCGCCCCCAGCGGGGCGTCTAACAATTAGATCGAACACATCAATCACCGGAGAAAATCATGGACTTAATCGCAGGAGTAGCACGTAGTGCGATGCTTGTTGACCTCAACATCAAGCTGTACTCAGGCAGGAAGCAGGACAAGCGCACACAAGAGGAAGTCACCACATCCAAGGGTGCTGGCAGCAAGCGGGCAGCGTCGGTATACAAATCCCTTTTTGCCGAGTGCAAAGAGCTCGACGACATCATCAAGTTCCAAGCTCGGGCTCGTGCCGAGCACTATCGCCGTACCTTGCCGTGGAATGATAACGGACTGCGGCTCCTTCCTACTAAGGCCCTGCTGGATTATCAGCAGACCATGAACCGCTACCGGGCCGAGTTCGACCGCTTGGTTGAGGCGTTCCTCGTCAAGTACGACACCCTCGTAGCCGCCGCTGCGTTCCAGCTTGGCACCTTATTCGACCGAGACGAGTACCCTGCTCGTGAGCAAGTGGAGCGTAAGTTTGCAATGGATTCGTCGTTCGTACCCCTGCCGACCGCAGGTGACTTCCGGCTCGATGTGGAACATGAGGTACAAGCGGAGCTAGTCCGGCAGTATGAGGACAAGCTTGCAGCGCAGGTAGCGCAGGCTAACCAAGACGCATGGACGCGACTGCATGGTGCACTGAGCAAGCTCAGTGATCGGTTGACCGTTGACGAAGACGGGAACAAGCGGGTGTTTAGAGACACAGTTGTGACCAATGCCGAGGAGTTGTGTGAGCTGCTGACTGTGATGAATGTCACGGGTGACCCATCCCTTGAGAAAGCCCGTAGGCAGCTGCGGGATGCGCTCGAAGGCGTGACGCCGAAGGAACTCCGCGAGGAGGACAGCACCCGAGCGCAGACCAAGAAGCGCGTGGATGAGATTCTGTCTGCATATGACTGGGGCTTGGATGGCGTCTAATGATTAGACAAGGATTTACATGGATATTTACGAACACCGCTACGAAGAACGAGATGGCACGTACATGCTGCGAACGTGGGGCACACCGCGTGCCCGTAACTCTGAGAAGTACCTGCCTTTGGCTGACCGACCCTCATGGTTGGTTAGTATCATAGACATCGCCCGCCTCGGCGGGCATATTATACTGGTGCCGAACCCACCGCCTGACGTAGTGCTCTGGTTCGTGACTGATAAAGACGGAGCGTTGATAGAGTTTGAGGAGATTGGGTATGCCACTCGATAGCCATCACAGGTACGACCACTTGACCGATGCAGAATTGCTGCGAATAGCAGCATTTGAAACAAACCCGCTGCTGGTAGCAGTGGCGGAACGTCTTGAAATTAGAAACCGACAACTGGAAGATACGAATGAACACCAAGCACGACACTACGACCCTCAACAAACCGAGTTCGACTTTGGGAGATAGACCCTTGTACGACGGTGCAGAACTGCGCCCTTACACCGGACGCCCCGGAGCGATGGATGCATATGCCCTGCCAAGCTTGAGGCACGGGCAGCGGGTGCTGCCAACACAAAGCCGGTTTACGGCTGGGAGCTCGCAATGAACATGGCCGAGGAACTTAAGCTGCTGGCTGGGCAGATCAAAGAACGCGCGGAAACACTTTGTGCTATCCACGGTGACGACAATATCAAGCTGGCCATAGGTGTTGTTCTAACGTTAGACAGTCTGGTGGACGTGGTCGCTGCAGTCATGCGTGATTGCCTCGAAGACGATGATGAGCGAGGAGATGCGATATTCGACCTCCTCAAAGATTCCTGTGTGTCAATCCATTCCACAATCGTTGAGATGTGTGATGTTAAAGACCATGTACGGTTGTCTGAGGACATTATCAGTATTGCCCAGCTACGCCGCACATTGGCAAGAAGATTGAACTAACAGGAGGACATTGATGAAGCCTGAAGATGAAGTGTCGTACGCCATCTTTTTCTTCGCTGTCGTGTGCGTGGCCCTGATAGTCGCGGGCACTGTCGACCACCTATGAGATGCCCTTCTGGATGCGGTAAGTTGTACTGCTATGACAGCCGCCCGTACGGCACCGACACCATGCAGCGCCGCTACCGCTGCCTGACCTGCGACGGGCTGTTCACAACCCGTGAAGAATTCAAACCTTGGATTTACAAACGTGAACCGAAAACCAAAACCTCCAGTATCAACGAGAAAAGTACGCATAGGGGCGTTGTCAAACGCCAAGCTGATCAAGCTGCTTCTTGAGGGCATCTACACCCAGCAGGAGCTGGCTGACATGACCGGACTTGGGTTCGGCACCGTAGGTCGATATCTACATGCGCTGCTGCGTGAGAAGGCCGCCCACATCTGCAGTTGGTCGGAAGATGTTATGGGTAGGAACACCCTGCGTATCGTCAAGCTTGGTAAAGGCACAAACGTACCTCGCCCTCGCATTTCTGACGTTGAGCGCGGTCGCCGTTACAGGGCACGAAAGAAAGCCATGATGCTGACCCAAGTTCTTGGTGGAGCCGGCAGATTCATGAAGGCATCTAACGGCCAGTTGCAATTCGAGAAACTACAAGGAGCCCCCGTATGAACCAACCCATTAAATGCCCCCATTGCGGGCTGCAACACACACCGAAGCCCCACACCCCGCCAAGCTGTTCGCAGTGTGCCAACCGTGGTCGCTTGATCCCTTACGCGCAAGAGAGCTACTGCGAAAACTGCGTGCACGAAGGGTCACACTGGAAGAACGACCACTACAAGGAGAAAAAATGAAACCTGACTTCGACAAAGAACTAGAGCATGACTACGAGCGCCAACTGGCGCAAGTAGAAACCCTCGCACTGTGGGGCGTGAGTGCGATTATCGGCGTCGCTCTGGTGTCCGTCATATTGACCGCATGGGGGTGTTTGAAATGAAACTTGAAGACACCATTCGGATAGCAATTAAAGCCGGAATACTTTGGTCTCCAGATCAAGCGGAAGTACTAGAGCATTTCAGAAGACTAGCAGCGGAAGAAGAACGAGAGGAATGCGCAAAGGTATGTGAAGAACTCAAATCCAACTGGAGCTACTGTGCAGAAGCAATAAGGAGCAGGAAATGAAACAACCAGAAGCATTACGACTGGCTATTACGCTTGAAGTTGATTGGCATAACAGAGACGCCGGAAAAAGTATGCTGGACGCTGCACTTGAACTGCGCCGGTTACATGAGGCAAATTGTGAGTTGCTTGAGGCGTTGAAAGAGGCAGAACCAATGTTGGCGATTATGTTGAAAAACATAACCGAAAGTCTTGGCGGTAATCGCAAAATGCCTGCGCTAGATACGGTCCGTGCTGCAATCGCAAAAGCAGGAGAAGTGGAATGACTGATCGAGAATTACTTGAACTGGCAGCGAAGGCGGCAGGACTGCCAGTCGAATGGGATGATGATGGGTATGTGATCGCAACCAAGCTCAGAGGGCACCTTACTAATTATGACCCGTGGGACCCACTGCTTGACGACGGTGATGCACTGCGGTTGGCAGTGAAGCTGAATATGTGTGTAACCAGCTTCACAGATGAACAGATGGTCGGATTCGTCATTGGGAAAGAGGGCTACAACGTAAGCGAACTCCCCGGAAATGATCTCTACGCAGCGACTCGCCGAGCAATCGTAAGGGCTGCAGCAGAAATTGGAAGAAACATGAAATGAAAACAGTTGAAAAAGCAGCAAGGAGGTAATGAATGAAAATACAAGACTTAATCATAATGACTAGAGACGTCAAGGGGTCTAATGATGATGGTAAAACGTGGCATCCGGTACGCTGTAAGACTAGCGAAAACACGTTTTTATGGCTTCGCATTAAAGCCGCATGGCGGGTATTAAAAGGTGAAGCAGATGCGATAGATTGGGGGGACTGGGAATGAAAACACTTGAACAAGCCGCGCGCCAGGCGCTTGAGGCTTTAGAGCTGTACATGGCGATGGATACACCAGATGAAAATCACATTTTGGAGGTAGACATTGCGCCAAAAGCTCTCACTGCACTACGCGAAGCACTGGAGCAGCCAGCACAGCAAGAGCAGCAGACGAAATGCCCCGAGTGTTTTGCGCACGACGGTCACAGGATTGGATGCACAAAACGCCGAACGGAGCAGCATGAGCTGGAAGTTGCGATGGTTGACGCGGCGATGGTTGAGATGAAAAACATCGTGCCACCGCTTTGTCGCAGCGAGTGCAAGCGTCTTATTCGGGCTGCTCTTAATGTCGCCGCATCCAACGCGCAGGAGCAAGAGCCGGTTGAAGTAAAGCCATTGCCGGGAGCAGATTGGACTATCTCCATGCGCCGAATACTTAGAAATGTTGCAGGCGGGTGTAGTAAACGCGAATGCCGGTGCAAACCCGAGGATGCTCCGAACTGCATATGGTGGGATGAACCGGAGCAATCAGCACAGCAGCAAAGTAAGCCTTGGGTGGGACTGACGGATGACGAACGGGCCGCTGTTGTCGATGAATACTTCGGCAGTTTTGCTGCCGCTTTGATGATCGAAGCAAAACTACGGGAGAAAAACACATGAAAACACTTGAACAAGCGGCGCGTCAGGCGCTAGATGCGCTAGAGCTCTACCCAGTCACTGTCAATCATTGGAAAGCAGTGCTGTTACCTGCCGCAAAAGCACTACGCGAAGCTCTGGAGCAGCCAGCACAACGCAGGGAAACAGGTTGGCTTGCTCCAAAAGACCATTACGCGGTGCCGGTTCTTTTCAATCCGTACTCAGGTGAGCCGAGAGATGCACGCGATGTGCAAAGCGATCCGCAAGGAATTCTTATTGTTCCTCCCGGCAAAGTTGAAATGTTGGCAGCACAGCCAGAACCTGTCGTGGATAGTAAAGAAAAAGCAAGCGCATATATGGAGGCAAGACTTTGGGAGTTCATTGACATGGCTGGTATGTTTCCAGAAGCAAAACCAGACGCAAGGACTTGGGCACATGTGATGGTTTATGCGCCAGCACAGCAGCAAGAGACGGCTGCAACTGTGCAATGCATAAATGGCGTGACTATTGGATATCTTGATGTGATGCTTCCAGTAGGAACAAAACTCTACGCTGCACCGCAGCAACGCGAACCGTGGGTTGGTCTGACAGAGGATGATTGGCAAGACATTGCGGACAGTGCTGGGCAAATCATCTGGAGCGATGTGAAGCAGGCTATCGAAACCAAACTCCGGGAGAAAAACACATGAAGACATGGCAAGAGCGTTATGTAGCGCAAGAAGGATCGATTGTTGAGTGCATGCAAGCCGAGATTGATGAGCTGTATGAAGATCGATATGTGTCACTTACAGGTGTTGGTCTGATGAAATCCGAGATTGACAGGTTGCGCGAAGCACTGGAGCGTCCAGCACAGCATCAGCAGGAGCCTGATCGAGTGAAGTTTGAACGCCACTGGCGAAAGACTCGAGGCGATAAGAAGGCCAATCGTGAGCTTCCGCGCCATCCGTTGCAACCACAGACTTACATCCAAGATAGCGCAAATCGGCATTGGGTCACTTGGCAAGCGGCTGTCAGGTCTGTTGCCCCACAAGCAGATCGCAAGCCGCTGGCATACGCGGAATTGATGGCGTTGGCAAAGAAATCGGGGCTCGGCCCTGAGCACGTAAGCGGGGTGTTGCAAGCGCGTCTCGAAATCTACGGGCGAGCCATCGAAGCCGCCCACGGCATCAAGGAGCAAACATGAAAACACTTGAACAAGCCGCGCGCCAGGCGCTTGATGCTTTGGAAGACTCTCACCAAAACATAAACCCTGAACGGGGTTTTGCAGAGGAACTGCAGCAGCAAATTGCCCAAGCCACCACCGCACTGCGCGAAGCGCTAGAACAGCAGCAAGAGCCTTACGACCAGCAAAGCCTTGAGCTGTGTCCTGCATGCGGTTGGAAAGCGCTGATCCCGGGCGACGGGTGTTTGATTTGCGAGCGGACAACGCAGCAGCAAGCCCCCGTTGCATACATTGCATGGCGCGACGGGAAGCCCTGCTGGGATGGAGATGATTGTGTTTGTGAAGATGCTGTTTGGCCGGTTGACGGCGATGATGACAGGGGATCAATGCCAGTGTATTTGGCACCACAGCAACGCAAGCCGTGGGTTGGTCTGACGAGTGAAGACAAAGTTGAAATTCTCCGCGCAAACGGAGAGGCAGCAGTGTTGATCCTTACCGAAGCCAAGCTGCGCGAAAAGAATGAGCCACGGGAGAAAAACACATGACCTGCACCCACCAACACATCGTTACCTACCGTGACGGCGCAGGAAATCCCCGAATGTGGGCATGTGCGACTTGCAGTCGCAAATTTGTGCCGCTGGAGATTAAGACGCCGCTGGACGGCAAGCTGACCGTGCTGCGCGACACCATCTACGCATTCGCGCATGACCTCAAGACCGGTCACATGGAGGCAGTGCCTCGTGACCGAAAGGACTTGCTCGACTCCCTTGCAGATCAGATCGTGACTGCCGTAGGTGTAGGTCACTGTGCCAAGATGAACGTGCCTGAAGCTGTGGAGCGTGTGGATGCAAGTAACTGGACGAAGTATGTTGATGGGCAACCCGTGTTCGACGACAACGGGAAGGTCAAGAAGGGGCCGAATTACCAGAAGCCGGACTTGACTGGACTGTATGAGGAGGTCAAATGAAAACAACCGCACCGCAGTTGCTGAACAAGGCAGCAACGATTATGGAAGACCGAGGTCGGCAGTACGATGCCCCGGAAGGCGAGCGCTCTATGGGCCGCGCAGTTACGGCACTGAACGCCATCTTGGGACGCAATGCCATCACCGAATCAGAGGGCTGGCTGCTCATGCAGCTACTCAAGGACGTGCGTGACCGGCAACGGGTTCTTCCTCACGCCGACAGTCTCGAAGACTGCGTGGCATACGCTGCGCTGAAAGCCGAGGCTAGGCTGCAGGAAGTGCCTGTGTGGAGTGGGACAACTGAGAAATTTGGAGAAGCAGCATGAACGAAGAGATCGAGTATGCTGGGGTTACCCTACCCGACTACGTGAATTATGAGCTTGCATGTATCCGCAACAGGCTTGATGAACTTGCCGCTGTTATCGCTGCTCGGTGGGCAGAGCGATCCAAGATGGTGCATAGTTGCCTCAGCGAGAACTCCAGACTGCTTGTAGAGAATCGAAAACTGAAGGAGAAGTTGAATGGCGGCGACTCCTGAGAGCCGGGTTAAAGCTCGTGTGAAAGCCATCCTATCCGAATACGGCGCATGGTACTTCATGCCGGTGAGCAACGGCATGGGACGACATGGCATCCCTGATATCCTTGCATGCCTGAACGGGCGATTCATTGCCGTTGAGTGCAAAGCGGGTAAAGGCAAGACCACTGCACTGCAAGACCGTGAGCTTGCACACATAGAGGCCGCCGGAGGCGTGGCCTTGGTAGTTACCGATGACCCTGCTACACAGGATGAGTTGCGAAGGAATCTAGAGATGATCCGGAGGGAAGAAGAATGATTAAGGTTTGTTTTGCAGACTTCGAGTCGTTCTACTCGAAGGAGTTCAGTCTCTCCAAAATAACCACTGAAGCCTATGTTCGCTCGCCACAGTTCGAGACTATCGGGCTTGGTATTGCGTTCAACGATTACCCTATTGAATGGATCAAGGGGCCGGATGTTGCCAAAGTGTTGAGCAATATCGATTGGAGCAATACGATTGTGGTGGCGCAGAATACCGCGTTCGACGGTCTAATCCTTAGACACCACTACGGCATTGAGCCGCAAGCGTGGCTGGATATCATGGGGATGTCCCGTGCCTTGTTCCCGCATGAGAAGTCGCACAGCCTGAAAGCACAAGCGGAGCGTATGGGGATCGGGGTCAAGGGGGATGAGGTTAACAACGCGATTGGCAAACGATACGCTGACTTCACGTCAGAGGAGTTGGTTCGGTATGGCGAGTACTGCAAGAACGACGTAGCATTGACCCGTGACTTGTTCATCCGCTACATGGCTATGGGGTTCCCGAAGAAGGAACTGAAGCTGATCGATCTAACGCTGCGCATGTTCATTGAGCCTGTGTTGGAGTTGGATGCGGAACTACTGCAGACCCATCTGGCTCGAGTACGGTCACGCAAGCAGGAGCTGTTGGACAAGGTGCGGGACAACATGGTGCGTGGCATGAAGCCCGATGACATCCAAATGGTGTTTGCTGGCGGCGAAGATGCAATAAAGAAAATGCTGATGTCCAACGACAAGTTTGCTGCTGCGCTGGAATCGTTGGGGGTGTCTCCACCGACCAAGATCAGCCCGACTACCGGCAAGGTAACATGGGCGTTTGCCAAGACCGATGAGGAGTTCAAAGCTCTGGAGGAGCACGACAACCCGGATGTGCAGGCACTTGTTGCTGCACGGTTGGGGTCGAAATCGACGATTGAGGAGACGCGAACAGAAACCCTTCTCGACTATGCAAGCCGAGGCAAGTTCCCTGTTGCCCTTAGGTATTATGGGGCTCACACGGGGAGATGGAGTGCCGACTCTTCCGGGAAGGTAAACATGCAAAATCTGCCTAGGACGAGCCCAATCAAAGAAGCTATCAAGGCCCCTGCCGGATATGTATTATGCGGTGCAGACTTGTCCAATATCGAGCTGCGGCTTGGGCTGTGGCTTGCTGGACAGGATGATCGGGTGCAGATGCTGGCAAACGGTATTGATCTGTATAAGGACTTCTCCAAGGACGTGTTCATGGTGCCGTACGAGGGAGTCACTAAGCCTCAGCGGCAAGTCGGCAAGGTGTCGAACTTGAGCCTTATCTTCGGAACCTCGCATAACAAGCTGCGGGAAGCTCTCCGGATCATGGGCAGCGTGCACATGTCGCTTGAGGAAGTTAAGCGGATTGTGCAGTTGTACAGAGAGCGCTACGTACGGGTAGTAGCTGCGTGGCGAGCTGGAGAGGAGGCATTGCAGGCGCTAGTCAACGGGCAGCGCATGGAGCTGTATCATGGAGTGTGCTTAGTCGAGCCCGGTAAAGGCATCCGACTACCTAGCGGTATGCACCTGCAGTTTCCGAATCTTCGGCGTGTGCAGAACGAGCAGGGTAAGGGTGAGTGGGTATTCGATTCCAAGTACGGGCCTGAGCGCATCTACGGGGCCAAGGTGTTTCAAGGGATTACGCAGGCAATCGCTCGGTGCATCATGGGCGAAGGCTTGCTGCGCATCCAGAAGTGGGCACCAGTTCGTCTGACTATCCATGACTCGGCATACTGGCTGGCGCGAGAGAGCGAAGGCGAAGCGTCACTGGCACGGGGTATTGCTGACATAACGGCACCTGTGCCGTACTGCCCCGGACTGCCGCTAGCAGCAGAAGGGTCGTGGGGGGCTTCGCTTGCGGACTGCTAAAGCCTACAATGCCTGCGTGATCATCACAAAGGAAAAATTATGGCTTTAGCCCACTCATACAGTTCAATCCGTCAATTCGAAAACTGCCCTAAGCAGTACCACGAAGTCCGCATACTGAAGCGATTCAAATCTCAGGAAACGGAAGCCACGTCCTACGGGACGTTGGTGCATAAATCACTCGAAGAATATGTCCGAGACCGCAAGCCCATTCCAGAAAATCTTAGCCACTACCAAAAGTTTGTGGACCCCATTACAAAGATCAAAGGGAGTGTCCACTGCGAGCTTAAACTCGGCATCCGAGAGGACTTCAGCCCGTGCGACTTCTTCGCAAAAGACGTGTGGTTCCGGGGCGTGCCAGACTTTCTCATCATCAACGATGAGACTGGAGTAGCCCGCATAGGCGATTGGAAGACCGGCAAGTCCAGCCGGTATGCGGACACTGCGCAGCTCGAGCTGCTGGCTGGCATGGTGATGGCCCACTACCCGCAGGTGCAGGTAGTAAAAGGGGCGCTAGTCTTTCTCGTTGCCAACGACATCGTCAAGGCGACCTATGCAAGAGAGCAGTTTTCGGAAATAATGTCGAAGTGGGCTGGCAAGGCTTCGATGATCGAGGCCGCTATGGAGCATGGTGTGTGGAACCCAAGGACCGGCCCCCTATGCCGTTTCTGCCCCGTCAGCGACTGCCCCAACAACCCAAGTTAGGAAGCCAACATGCCGCGTAACCCCCGGAGGTATGACCTCGAACAGAAGTATGACTCTCAACCAGAAGTCAAGAAGAAACGCGCAGAGCGCAACCGCGCTAGGCGCGAAGCCATTGCCGATGGTAAGGTCTCGAAAGGCGATGGAATGGATGTGCATCATGTGACTCCGCTTGCGAAAGGCGGCATGAACGGTAGCCGGGTGGCGGTCGTACCGGCAGCAAAAAATCGCTCGTTTGCTCGCACCAAGACGGCAAAAATGAAGTAAGGTTGCGTCACCTGACAGTTTTCTCCTCTGTCTGGTGGTTGATGAATCTTGCCCGGACTAACACTCCGGGCTCTTTTTCCTTTTTATTTGTTTAGTTTAGTTTAGTTTTATCACGTTCCTCTTAGGAGCCCTATGCAAGTCATAGACAATCGGGCTTTGCTGTTCACGACACGCAAAGCTTCGCAGATCACAGCCTTGATACCCAAGGCTAAAGTCGTTGCCACCAATGGCGATAAAGCCAAGGTCATCGTCAACTGGAACGTTGAAGAATGGCGCGTGCTGAAGAACCTCGGCATCAAGAATCTGCCGCATCCGATCCTCGGGCGCTACAAGTGGCCCGGGGTCTACACACCGTTCGCCCATCAACGCACCACTGCCGCATTCCTTGCAGCGAACCCCCGCTGCTACTGCCTGAGCAGCCCCGGCACGGGGAAAACAAGTGCAGCTGCGTGGGCTGCAGACTACTTGATGGCTAAAAAACTGATGAATAGGGTGTTGATTGTTTGCCCACTATCCATCATGGACACTGCGTGGAGGTCGGACCTGTTCAAGACGGTTATGCACCGCACGGTGGCTATTGCCACGGGTACTCGGCAGCAGCGTGAAGCCGTGATTGCCTCCAATGCTGAGTTCGTCATCATCAACTTCGACGGAGTTAAGGTAGTGCGGGAAGCACTGGTCAATGGCGGGTTTGACCTGATCATCATCGATGAAGCGACAATGATAAAGACCTCATCTACCGATCGCTGGAAGGCACTGGCGTCCATCGTGAAGCCATCCACATGGGTATGGGCTATGACTGGCACGCCTGCTGCTCAGTCGCCGCTGGATGTCTACGGTATAGCTCGCATGGTCCGCCCTGACTCGGTGCCTAGGTTCGCAGGCGCCTGGAAAGACAAGGTCATGGTCAAAATATCGCAGTACAAGTGGGTGCCGCGTATGGAGTCCGCCGATGGCGCAGGCGACAGCGCCAGAGACATCGTGTTCAAGACTTTGCAGCCAGCCATTCGGTTCACGAAGGAAGAGTGCCTCGACCTGCCGGATATGTTGTACACGACTCGTGAGGTTCCGCTCACTACCCAGCAGCAAAAGTACTATAACCTGATCAAGAAGCAGATGATCGCACAAGCCGCTGGGGAGGAGATCACGGCTGTTAACGCAGCGGTGCTGCTGGCGAAGCTCCTGCAAATCTCGGCAGGCGCAGCCTATTCCGACAACAAGGAGGTGATCGAGTTCGATTCATCTAATCGGTTAGACGAGCTCAAGGGCATCATTGATAGCACGGAGCACAAAGTGCTGGTGTTCGTAGCCTACCGGCATGTGATGGATAAGATTCAGGATGAGATCATCAAACACTTCAACGACCCGAACATGGTTGAGATGATCCGTGGCGGTGTCGGAACCAATCAACGTGCAGAGACCATCAAACGGTTTCAGACAGAGGACAAGCCGAAAGTGCTGTTACTAGCACCCGCTGCGACATCCCACGGAATCACCCTCACCCGTGCGGATCAAGTTGTCTGGTGGGGGCCGATCCCATCCACAGAGTTTTACCTGCAGGCTAATGCCCGTGCACATCGCGCTGGGCAGACAAACAAGGTCACCGTGACGCACCTACAAGGTAGCCCCGTCGAGAAGCGCATGTACGCCATGCTGCAGGACAAGGTGGACTTGCATACGAGTTTGGTGGAACTCTACAAACAGGAAATCAGTTGCCCCCAGCCTCCGATACACTGTATAATCACCTAAACAAAAGGAGAGCCCTATGGACGCAGAAAAGTTAGTCAAGACTTACATCAAAATCCGTGACGCCAAGCAAGCGCTTGAGCGTGAGATGGAAGAAAAGGTCAATGCCCTGCAGAAGCAACTTGACCTAGTTGAGCAAGAGCTGCTCGAGCTCTGCAAGAAGACCGGACAAGACGGCGGCAAGACTGCTTATGGGTCGTTTACGCGAAGCGTCAAGACCCGCTACTGGACCCAAGACTGGGATAGCATGTACACCTTCATCCGTACGCATGACGCCCCAGAGCTCTTGAAAAAATGCATTCATCAATCCAACTTCAAGGAGTTTCTATCGAACAATCCCGACAAGCTGCCTAACGGCGTTAACGTAGAGTCCAAGTACTCAATCACGGTGCGTCGTTCGCGCTCGTGATATACCCCGTTCCACTTTTTCTTTTTTATTTCTTACCATGAGTAACATCACACTTTTTTCCGCTGGCAACGTAGCACTCCCCGACTATCTCCGCGAAGGCGATGAGCTCACCAAAGCCCTTGCCGGCAGCTCCGGCCACAAGCAGATCAGCATCAAGGGCGGCGTGTGGCGCATGATCGTCGGCGGTGAAGAGCTTGCCAAGAACGAAGACCGTGCCATGAACTTCATCATTCTGGCTGCCAACCCGCACGTCAACCGTATGTACTACATCGGCGAGTACGAGGAAGGAAATGATGCGCCGCCCGCTTGCTGGTCTAACGACAGCAAGGTGCCGAACGATGAAGTCCCGGCAGCAACCCGCCAGAACGCCACATGCATTGGCTGCCCGCAGAACATCGAAGGCTCCGGTAAGGGTAAGTCTCGCGCCTGCCGCTACAGCCGCCGTCTTGCTGTGGCTCTGGAGAACGATGTCGAAGGCAACATCTACCGCCTGCAACTGCCTGCCAAGTCTATCTTCGGCAAGCCCGAAGGAGACAAGATGCCTCTGGATGCCTACGCCAAGTTCCTGTCTGGTCACGGCGTGCCGATCACTGGGGTTGTGACTGAGGCTCGGTTCGATACCAGCGAGGCAGTGCCTGTGTTGCGCTTCAGGGCTGTGCGTCCGTTGACCCGCGCTGAATGGGAAACCTGCAAGCAAGCAGCCAAGTCTGAGGACGCACTGAAGGCTATCGAGTTCAAGCAGTACGTCAAGCCGGAGACTACGCAAGCTGCGGTGTTCCAAGAGCCTGCACCAGCTCCGAAGGCCCCAAAGGCGGCTAAGCCTGCACCAGCTCCCGCGCCTGCTGCTCCGGCAGCAGTGGAGTCGTGGGATGAAGAAGAGGTTGCCGAGCCCGTAGTCCGGGCAGCCAAGAAGCCTGCACCTGCTGAACGTCCTGTGCCCAAGGACGTAGCCTCGGTGCTTGACCAGTGGGGTGATGACGATGACGAAAGTTAAGAAGCCCGATGCCCGAGTCGGTTATAGCCCAGAGATCGTTGCGCTGGCCAAGGCGATGAACCCACACACTCCGGTGTACAAGTTTGCGATGTACTGCATCGACAACAACATCCCCGTGTCAAATATCGCACGGGTGTTCGGAGTCACACGGGCCACGGTCTATAACTGGTTCGATGGCACCTTCTATCCACGGGGCCGACATCTACAAAGAATGCTTAAAGAGTTGGCTGACGCAGGTATTCCTGCGCTATGATCCGTGGCTCTGGGGCTTGATTCGGCTGATCCCCGAGTGACGAAGGCAGACACGGGCCTGCCGCCCCAGAATTTTTGTGCCCTCAACCCTCAACCACCCGTGAGGCATTGTGAACCCATTATTCCTAGATGTAGTCCTTCCCAGCTCGGGCTACCTATGTGCTGTTCAGATAAAAGCTGGAGTGGTTAAGCAGAAGTTCACGGCTGACCGGAGCGAGATTCAGGCGCTAGCGGAAGCGGCAGACGCAAACGGGGCAGACGCATATTTCGCACTAGCTAGTTACTCCACAAAGTCCCGCAAGGCAGAACATGCTGAGTATCTTCGCTCACTGTTTGTGGATATTGACTGCGGCCCCCACAAGCCGTATCCCGCTATATTCGATGCCGCCCAAGCACTGCGTGTGTTTGTAGAGGCCGTTGAACTACCCGAGCCCCTCATAGTCAACTCAGGCGGCGGGCTGCACGCATACTGGACGTTTACGCAGGACGTGCCGGTGGCACGGTGGCTGCCCATAGCCCGGGCGTTTAAGGCACTGTGTGTGCAGCACAAGCTGGCTATTGACCTATCGGTGACTGCTGACGCTGCGCGTATTCTGCGCGTGCCGGGTACAAACAACTACAAGAAGGATGAGCCCCGCCCGGTGCAGATCGTCACGCTGGGTGATGGCCCTACGGAGTTCGATGCGTTCACGGCACGACTGCCGGTACAAGCTGCGCCGGTTGATCTGAGTGCTGCCAAGTCGTTTGGGACTGACGAGGTGACGGAGGCTCTGGCAGTGGGCCAACGGCAGCCGGCCAAGTTCGCTAGGATTGTGAAGCGCAGCATAGGCACTACGGGGTGTGCGCAGATCAAGCGGGCGCTCATGGAGGCTGACACACTTGAAGAACCTCTGTGGCGTGCCGCACTGTCTATCGCATGGAACTGCACAGACGGGCAGACTGCCATTCATAAGCTCTCGAGCTCTCATCCGGGGTACACAGCCGAGGACACCACGGCGAAAGCCGAGCGGTTGACCGGCAAGCCATACACCTGCGAGTGGTACAGAACGAACGCACTAGCAGGTTGTGAAGGCTGCAAACACCGGATATCAAGCCCGATACAGCTTGGTGCGGTTGTGGAGACTGCAGAGGTTACGGACGGTGCCTATGTCGTTGAGACTGCACTCAACCCTGACAACGAGCTGATGGTAACTACTGTCGAGGTCAGCATACCGCAGTACCCGTTCCCTTACTTCCGGGGCAAGAACGGAGGTGTATTTAAGGAGGATCGTGACGAAGACGGCAACAGCACGCAAGTTGAAATTTATCCACAAGACCTATACGTAACCAGCAGGTTCTTCGACTCCGATGAACAAGGCGATGGCGAAGGTGAGCAGGTAGGTCTTAATCTGCATCTGCCGCACGACGGCATCCGGCGCTTCCATGCACCGGTCGTTTCGCTGCTCACAAAAGACAAGCTTCGTGATGTATTAGTCAAATACGGAGTGATCGCATACGGCAAACAATTGGATAACATCATGGCATACCTAGCATCTTCGATTCGCAAACTTCAGTACAGCATGGCGTCCAACAAGACCCGCAATCAGATGGGCTGGACAAGTGAGGGCAACTTCGTTGTGGGTGAGCTGGAATACACTCCGGTAGGCGTCAAGCTTGCGCCCCCTGCCAGCGGCACGCGGCAGCTTGCACCGCTGTTCCATCAGCGTGGTAATCTGGAGGACTGGAAGCGCATCGTCAACTACTACAACCGTCCGGGTATGGAGGGCCATGCGTTCGGTATGTTCGTCGGCATGGGGTCATGCCTGCTGCAGCTACTCAACAACAATCAGGTGCGTGGTGCGGTTTTGAACCTCGTATCCAACAAGTCGGGCACCGGTAAGACCACGGTGCAGCATGTGATCAACTCGCTGTTTGGGCACCCGTCTGAGCTGCTGATGGAAGCCAAGGATACGCCGGCATCACGCTTTCAGCGCCTCGGCACACTAAACAGTATCTGCATGACTGTGGATGAGTTGACCAATGCCACGGGTGAACAGTTGTCTGCGCTGGTGTACGGCAGTACCTCAGGGCGCGGAGCGCACCGTATGGAGGCTCAAGGCAATCGTCTGCGTACAAATAATACGACTTGGTGTTCAGTCACAGTCACATCGAGCAATGCAGTGATGACAGACGCTCTGGCAGCGCACCGCACAGCGGTTGAAGGCGAACTGAAACGGGTCATTGACCTGCACATCACGATCCCCACGGATATCCCGAAGGAGGAATCCGATGCAGTGTTCCTTGGTCTGACTGCCAACTACGGCGTAGCCGGCCCTATCTTCATCCAGCACGTGGTGGCTAACCGCACAGAGGTATCCAATCTCGTCAAAGAGATGCAGCTCAAGATCGACCGTGAGGCCAAGTTTGCGCGCAATGACAGGTTCTATTCGGCAGTGTTAGCTATCGCGTTCACGTTCGCCATGATCTCGAAGAAGCTCGGTCTGCACGACATTGACGTTGACCGCGTGTATGCCTATGCCCTGAAAGTCATGAGCGAGATGAAAGAGGCTACCTACACAATGGTCGGCGCATCGCACACGATGGCAGTGGAGACGCTGTCTGAATACATCAGCGATAACATCAACAACATGCTCATCATCAACAAGCCTGAAGACGGCAGTACACCGCCAGCACCCATCGTTAAGCCGAACGGCGTACTGCGCCTGCGGTATGAGCCAAATACAGATGAGCTGGTGATTGCTGCGAGTGAACTGCGGAACTACTTCGTCAGTCGCCGGGTTGACTTCAAGGATAGCCTTGGGCAATTCAAAAAACTGGATGCGCTGGTGACAAACCAGAAGACCGGTGAGACAACTGCGGTTCGTAGGTTGGCAGCGGGGTTGGTAGGTGCGATGGTTACACCTGCGGCACGGTGCTACGTTTTCAAAGGCGCGAAACTGGGGGTGAAGATCGATGTTCCCACGGAGACTTCCGGATCACATACGGACGATTGACGTATTCGGAGCCAAGTACTTCATACAGTGGGAAGACCTGCCTAGGGGCGGGTCGTTCTTTCTCCCGACAACTGCAACCCCCGAGCAAGTAGCGCTCGCCGTACGCGAGCATGAAGAGTACCTGCAGATCGACCTAGCCATACGCGCCCGATGTGAGTACGGGCGGTATGGTGTCAGGATTTGGCGGCTTAGTTAGAGCTTGTACGCAGCTTTCACCTGCTGCACCCAGCCAACCAGCTCGACCTCGTACTTCTTTGCCTCTTCCAGCAGCCTGAGGCGTTCCGCAGAATCTGGCACTGCCTGTGCTCCCGGCTCAGAGTTCAGGTAGGTAGTGTACTGCCGCAGCTTGCTGATCTCGCGCAGCGTATGGTTGACCATCTTGTCCACTTCCAGTTCTGCGGCATGTTCGCGGACGTACGCTTCCGCACGGGCCGGGTCAGTCTGCACTAGCTGGTTCAAAGTAGCTGCAGCCCTATTGGTTTTGTTCGCCAGCTCGTAAAACTCGTTGATAGGCTCGGTGCCAATCGGAGAGTAAGTGAATGCTGACAAACCCACAAAGCGGTCAATCGGACGATCTGTACGACTCGGGTTAATCATGGCGTCCAGCGCCATAGAAGTCGCTGCCCACGAGGTGCCAAGATAGCCGTTGAACACTGTGTCGATGTGGATCGGGGAGACCTGCACGCCCGTAGAGTCTGCAACGAACTTAGCGACACTCTTAGCAAACTCAGACGTACGTGGCTGCACCTGCTCGCTAGGGTCAACATTTGCCTGTCGTGCGCCTATCAGCTCCCGTCCGGTTACGAACGAGTGGTTTGTCAGGATTTCAACTGCAGGACGAACGGACAGCGGGACAAGATTAGTGCGTAGGATAGTCTGATCACCTGCATACGTGAGCCACGTACGAATGGCTTCCAGCGCCGACTGCTCATTAGGCGTGCCATAGCGGCGGTAGTACTCCACCATGCGTTCAGCTGGCACTTTGATCAACGCGCCAAGCTCCGTAGGCACTGGGATGGCAATGCCGCCACCCATAATCCAGCTGTTGTCGCGCTCGCGTTTGTCTGTCTTCAGGTACTCGTCGTCACCCTCTTCGGTGCGAAGCAGTGCGTACATAACAGCCATCGAGAAGGCAATCCCTGCCTTCTGAAGAAACATCTTGCGGGCCTGTTGTGCAGCAAGCCCGGATACTGCATCCTTGCCGGTCATAGACCGATAAGTCACATCCAGACCTTGTAGATAGGCGTTGAAGAACGGCACCGTAGACAAGAAGATATCGATGGCTTCTGATGCCCCGCGAGTGCGGAAGTTAATGATTTCACGCGCACGAGACTGTGCCAGCGCTTTGTCACCTGTCTCCAGCAGCGACACGTCATAAATTGCTTTCCGCACCGCCAAGTCAGATGCGTGCGCAATGTTCTCCAGCCGGTGCAGCAGCGCACCTGCCTTGGTGGAGCCTAACAGTTTGAACTTTTCACGCCCTAACTGCCGCATGACCATACCAGCCGGATCGGTGTAGGAGTAGTCCGAGCCTCCGTTAAGCCCGATGTTCGCCATCTCATCGATGATGTTCGAGTGCTTACCCGCAGCTGCAGCCTTAGCCAGCGTGTAGTAGTTCTGGGCGATCAGCTTAGTCAACAGAGGAATGTTCTTTACCCCCGAGTGCATGATGGCACGCTGCGTGTCCTCCGCAACCTGCTTGGCCGAGAACAGCGGGAACGCAGTCACCGAAGTGCGAAGCACGGAGGTTACATTGCTCATAGCCTTGAGCAGCGGATTCAACGGAGCCCGGCGTACATTGAACGCCATCACGTCGTACGCAGACGGCACCTCAACAGTCCAATCCTCGCCATCGATGAAGGTATGCACCGTATTGTTGGTGCCGTGCGGTTTCACACTTCCTTTATGGAACTTGGCTAAGCCCATCGACTCCATCTCGCGCAACGTAGCCAGCGAAGCATCTTGGTGCATGATCTCCTTCATCATCCAGCTTACGGTACTGATGTAGTTGTCAAACACGTTCTTGACCGGGCGAGTCTCGGAGCCAATAATTTCCGGCAGCGTGCCGGCTTGCGCAATGCCGCGACCCACTTTCTTCTGCACTCGCTGCAGCATATCGTCATTCAACTGCTCGCGGTCAAACGGGACATAGCCAACAACGTCCTTATACGCCTTACCCTGTTCACGAGTCAGCCGACCGACGCGCACCATATGGTCTACAAGTGCATTACGCCCCTTGTCCATGATCTCATTCATCTTGGCTAGTCGTGGGTCGGCACGGTAGTCAACCATTGCAACATCAATCTCTGCATCTGTCAGGTGCCGTTTGATATCAGGGTTGGTTTTGCGCAGGTTGTACAACCGGTTAGCCATCAGTAGATAGTGCGCCTCCTCGTGGGCACGCTCAAAGCTCAGCCCGTGAGATTTTCCCCACTCTTCTATGAGATCGATACATTCCTTGAACGGTGGGATGCCGTTCTTCGTAGTAACCAACCAAGTGCCGTCCTTAGTCTGATCGAGCGCACCCTGCTGGATATACGCACCCAACATCTTAGGGGCATCCTTAGCCTGCCTGACTCGCACAATAGGGTTTAGTTTTCCAGTGGCATCCCGCATAGCGTTGTTGAACTTGACTGCGAGGCGTCCGGATACTGTAGCAGCATCGTCCGTAATCTTCGTGCGAAGCATTGTGATGGCATCGTTGATCATGCCGCCCCGTGCCGTGCCGAGAACGGTATTTGCACCCTTGTCGATTGCTGCTTGCACAATTGCCCGTTGCCGTGCGCTGCCAGTCTGAGTTTGCTGGGTCAGTTGGTATCTGATATCCGGATTCGTAGGATCAAACGTACCTATGTTGCCGGTGGCAGATTTGATCTGCTCCGGGCGGAAAGCGACATACACAGTATCTGATGGGTACTCACCATCAATAATCCTGCCGTCATATCCAGCACGCTCCAGCGCTTCCGTGATGAATTCATTGCGCCGCCCGTCCAGCACGCCCAATCGTTCGATGCTTGGGACATATCCCGGCATGTTTACATCCGATACTTCCTTGTTGTATACGGCTGCAAATCGCGGCCATTTCATCAGCATAGCGAGGTCTTTGTTGGACAATTCGCCCGTAAACGGGTTACTGATTGCCAGATACACTGGCATCACATTTGCTCCACTTTCTTCGCCAGCGTATTGCGCAGCTAAATCGGGATCAGCAGCAAAGTAAAAGCCATCTCCTTCCATCCGCCCGCTCGCCGCCTCGGCACCTGCGTCGAATGTACTGAAGTCCGCAGTTGTTCCGTGATACACCACCAGCGGATCGCCGTTCTTATCAACAACCTTGCTGTTCCCAAACCACTTCTTGAACGCAGGGGTATCCGTTTGGCGGGCGACTTGTGGTGCAGCACGCTCAGGCTTGCTGAATATCGTGTCCATCGACGCAATAGCGTAGTCGTGCATCGTCGCGGGGTCAGTGATACCAAGCATCTGCAGAATGTGCTTCTTGAACCAGTGCCAAGCGTTCTTGGACTTCCACGGCTTCGCTTTGAGCTGCTTCTCCAGTATGGGGTTAGTCAGCGCTTCGGTAGCGAATTCAGACAGAGACGCACGCGCGTCTTCGGTCAGTTTGATGTTTGGGTCTTTCTTGGCGGCTTCCCACAAGCTAGTCAGCTCACGCTTCGCCATACGTTGCTGCTCGGTAAGCGTAGCCTCATCTTGGGATAGCACACGTTCCGTTGCGGCATGCACAGACTCGTGCAGTACGGTTTCCTCGTTCAACCCAAGGTTCTTATGCAGCCAAACTGTCATGCCGTTTTTACTTGTGGCACCGTAAGCATCCTCCCCCTTCGGGTTTTTCAGCTCCTCATTAGCGTTTACCACAGTGTCTTTAAGCAGCCTCTGCAGCCGACGAGCAACAGCTTTATTGAGTTGACTGGCCGACGTATTGCCAATCGAATTCAGAGCCCCAACAAGGTCGTTTGACCTTAGTGCGTCCACTGCTTCCTCGGTCAGCGGGACTTGATCGGCATCTTGCGTAGCTGCTTGGTATCGCACCCCCGATGATCTCGTCAGTTTGTGCATTGTCTTCAACGCACCGGGCATATCACCAGACTGAGTCTGGGCTGCCAAAAAGTCATGCTCCGGCCAAGTAACCGCACCTTCTGCTAAAGCGTTACCCACACGCTTGATGGCTAGGTCTTCTTGTGCTATCGGTTCTGCTTCAGGTTCCGGCGCTGCTGGTGCAGCTGCTGGTTCTGCGGCCTTCACACGCGGTACGGTCACGCCTTTTGCGCGTTCCGCTTCTACCGCTGCCAACCCTGCAGCGATCTGGTCGCGTTCAGCTTGAACTTCGGCTGTTTCTGCCGCCGCCGCTTCCGGCTGTTGCTGCCGTGCTGCCTCTGCTTGCTGGCTCAGTTCTGTGCTTTCTCCACGCAGCATATCCAGTTGATACTGCAGGTCAGCCCAACGATTACCTGCCGGAGTGTTCGGCACGGGCGGATTGCCGTTGCGCAACCGCAGCCCATTCTGAGCTTCCAGAATACCCTCGATACGGGTTTCATTCTCCGCAAGTTTTGCGTTGATTTCGGGTAGCGGGGCAGCGGGCACCGCTTCTAATGCACCACCGACTGGTTCAGCAGGTCTAGCTCCTGCGACAGCAGCTGCCCCAGTATCAGCCAGTCCACCGGATTCAGGTTTTGCAGGGGTTCCGGCACTTGGTGCAGGTCCAGCTCCTTGTCCTCCGGCAGGTTCCACAGGTGCAGCCACGCTTGGCCCAGCTCCGCCTCGTTTAGTGGTCGGCTTAACCGCAGGTTGTGTAGTGATCGGCGCATTAGCGGCCTCCAGTGGTAGCGCACTTTGAATGACTTCCTTGACGGCTTTTACGACACCCTTGGGTATAGAGTCCAGCTTGCCGCCAAACTCTGCACGCACTTGCTCTGGAGACTTACCCTGTACGTTCTGCACCATCCAAGCACGATTGGTCTTGGACATAACAGCGCCGAACTGCTCAACTTCCTTCGGGGTAATCGGTGGAGACATCATCTCCGGCAGGTCAAGGCGCTGCTGACCTGCGGCTTCAAGCTCTTCCCCCGTTGCCGGGGCCGCTTCCGGCACGGTAGGTGCCGTAGGCGCAATCGGGTTCCCAAACAAGTCCAGTTCAGGCGTGGCAGGCTGTTCCACCGTAGCCGCACGCATCTCCATCTGCTCGGGAGTCAAAAAGGCTTCAGCAGCCTCAGCGGCGGGGCCAGCACCCGTATCCGACGGAACCCGACGACCTTTGAGTTCGCCCATCTGCAGCGCCTCAATCGCCTGCTGCAAGGTCATCTGCTTGATCTGCTCGTCCAGCTCTTTGAGCCGGGCCTTGGTTTCAGCTGTTTTTGGCTCCTGCCTGAGGGCCTCCCGTTCGAGGGTCAGGGATTCGTAGGTGGCGGGGAGTGTGGGTGCAGGGGCCTCAGGAGGTGGTGGGGCGACTTCGGGCGCTGCAGGGGGCGGCGGTAGCTCAGGTGATGGGCCGCGTACGGCTGCTATTGGGCCAGCTGCAAGGCCGGCCATTAAACCTTCCTGTGTAGCTTGCCCAGCCACACCTCGGAAAGTCGGAACGTCATACCCAGCACGCTGCAGCGCCAAATTTGCGGCCAGTCGTTCTTGCCCGCCTTGAGTAGCTTCAAGAGGCATTTCACTAGCCAGCGTACTAGCTACGCGCCTGCGTAGCCCTGCGGGGGCTGCCTTAGCTGCACCGGGCAGCAATAATTTTTCAACACCCGTAGACGAAGCTATTGCGCCTAGCCCAGCACCCAGCCCAATCTGCTCTAAGTTCTTGCCTGTGTACGCCTGTGCCGCTTGAGCTTGTTGATGAGCTACTTGGGGCGATGCGCCATCTTCAATGTTCTGCTCGTATACTGCGTCGTAGATGGAACCTTTTACAGCACCCGCACCCATTCCAGCACCGATAACACCTTGCAACGCCTTGATCGACGCAGCGGTCCATTTAAGGGCTTTCCCTGCAGCTCCACCAACAAGCGTTGGCACAATCGACCCCGCAGCCTGTGCAGCCGCTTGAACGGGAGCTTCCTTCACACCTTGCCACGCCGCGAGCGCTTCTTGCTTCACGTCACCGGAAGCTTCAGCAGCTTTGGTTCGCTCCGCTTGCTGGCGCAATTCTGCCAATCTGGCTTCAGACATACCCGCACCCAAATCTTTAGCGGCGGCTTCAAGGATGTTGGATGCTACATTGCCAGCACCAAAAACATCAGTCAGAGATTTAACGCCACCAACTACCCCCTGCCCAAACGCTCTAGCGGTGTCTTCGATTGAGAAGGGGGCCCGTTTGACGGGAGCAGGCAGGGGAGCTTCTTGCGTAAGCCGCGCCCAGTTTGCTTGGGCGTATGCAATAGCCTGCGATTCAGTCGCACCCTCCGGTGCGGTTACTTCTATAACACGGCCATCTGGAGATGTGACTTCAAAGATCGGCATAACTTATCCTAGTATTACGGCTTCAGTTTAGCAGACCATCCGGGCTGGCTGCCGATAGAGGTGCCCCCTGCGCCTTGGGTGCCTGCTCCGCCAAGCTTACTAAGTGCTACTCTGATACCGTCAATTTCTGCTTGGAGGTCTTTCCGCTTCTGCACAGATGCCGGGTCTTGCGCGTATGGGGGTATCTTATCCAGCGCATCGCTTACGATCCTATATTGATCCATTAGCAGCCTGCGGTTTTCAGCGTCGATGCGGGACGTATCCAACCCCATAGCAGCTGCGCGTTCCCTAGCCGCCTCGACACGGGCAATTGCAGCCTGTGCAGACGATTCTCGCCGCTGTGCAGCGTTTTCCTCCACGTTCAACTTACTAACCCCAGACTGCAATGCTTGGCTCTGAGTCCCAACATACTTCTGCAGCAAGTCTCCATATACCTTAGCGGCATCTCGGTTCCCTGTAATCTGCGCCTCGATCATCTTGGTACGTAGCGTATCGATGTCTGCAGCTGCAGCTTCATCTGCAGTGGCGTACCCCTGCGTGGCCTTAGCCGTACCTGCACCCCACGATGCAAGCAGCGAGCCCAAACCACCCCCGCGAGGCTGTGTGGCCTGCAGGCCGCCCATTACCCATGCCGGCAGGCGTTGCTGCGCAGCCGCCGCTTGACGGGCTTTACGCTCGTCAATGATTGCCTGTTGTTGTTTTAGCAGGGCTTCCAGCCCGACACGACGTTCATACTCTTCTGTACCAGCGCCCGCTTGCGCAGTTGGCTTTGCTTGAATACCTTCGATGAGGGATTTGTCAACGGCAGACTCCAAGGCAGTAGGTGCGGGGCGCTGGTCCAACACGGCAATACCTGTAGGTGAACCTGCCGGCAGCATTGCCCCGCTCGTGGCAACCCCAGCCTTAGGAGCCGGAGCTGCACGGGGGGCTACGCTCTCAGGGAACTTGGCCGTATAGGCTGCATACAGCGGAGGGGCTTGCGTGCGCCACTTCTCCAGAGTGCCTTGCTCATATCCCGGAGCCAGTCGAGTGCCGCCCCATGTGGCGTCGAAGGGTACGTCTTCTCTTGTTGGCTCACGGCGAGGCGCAGCGGTCGGAGCAGGAGCCGGCTTTTCGCTAGGCACCGCACGTGGTGCAGGTTGCTCTGCACGTTCTCCGCGCGACTCATACGCAGCGCGAATCGACGGCGGCACAAGTCCGCTAGTGCCCAAGCGTTGCAAGAACTTACCGATTGTGTCCCACCAGTTTTCGTACTCCTCAGGAGACGCATCCGTAGGCGGGCGAGCGCCAAAATCGCCGGGAACGAACCCCGGAATATCTCCAGCCACGCCACTAGGAACTTCTTTCCCGCTTTGAAACGCAACAATCCCACCGCCGGCCATGCCGAACTCGGGCACCGGTAACTCCGCAATCCCTTGGCTCTCAGGCTGCGGCGGGCGCTCCGGCACGCCTCGCTGAGCTTGCAGCAACTGCTGCAGCCCTGCCTGTTTCTGCATCTCTTGCGTCTGCATGGCGGGGCCGGCTACCGCTGCGCGGTCGCGTTGGCTTTGCATCTGCACTTGTTGCGCCACCGTAGGCGGCTGGCCTTGACCTTGCCCCCTCTGCAGAGCTTGCTGCAGGGCCATATGGCGTTGCGCAGCTTGCGCCAGCTCGTTACGGGACTGCTGCACTAGCAGCTGCTTGAGGTCAGGGGGTAACCCTGCGTTCGTACCCTGCGTCGGTTGATTGCGCAACGCCGGATTTTGCATGGGAGCCGCTTGTCCCGGTGCCAAAGCTGCGATTCCTTGTGCTTGCATGTTTGTTCCTTAAGTTATCAAGCCTGAGCCGCAAGTGTCTTCAAGTAGCTCCAACCCTCTTCGGTCTGTTCTCCCATATTTTTCTCTACTAGCGCGCGAATCTGTGCATCCGTCATACCCGCCGCCAGATGTTGGTTGTATACCGCTGCTTTTTGCTGAGGAGTCTTGCTGCCTAATGTAGCCCAATCGACTGCAGGCGCGACTGCAGAGGCTGTTTTACTAACCGGGCCTGTCGGCGTTGTACCTGTGTTGCCCGTAAGCCCCGGAATAGCTACGCCAAGCGCTGCCAAACCTGCAGCTAGCTCAGGCGACATGTTGGGCAGCAGTCCTGCTGCGCCAGTTGTACCAGTTGTACCAGTTGTACCAGTTGTACCAGTTGTACCAGTTGTACCAGTTGTACCAGTTGTACCTGTTTTACCGCCGAGCAAAGCAGTAATACCCGAAGCCATACTCAGCGCTTCTTGCCACGGGCTAGTCTGCGCCACTGCATAGTTTTGTGCCGCGAGCGGCAAGCCCTGCAGCAAGCTTTGCTGGAACTGCACCATCTTGTATGGATTGTCGCGCTCGGCTTCAAACTGCTGACGCATGGCGTCAAGCGATGCTTGCTCAGTGGCCTGCTGCTGTTGCCCGAACTGCCCGAGCTGTTGGAGCCCTTGTAGCCCGAGCTGCCCAGACTGAAGCCCAAGCTGACCTTGTGCCTGAGCTGCATTGATCTGCTGCTGAAGCCCTTGCAGCCCTAGGTTGGCACCGAATTGGCGAGACTGCTCGCCCGCCTGCTGCCCTGCCAGTCCGTACTGCGCACCGAGCTGCGCTGCGGTCATGCCTTGTTGAGCACCGAATTGCCGCGACATCTCTTGCGCCTGTTGAGCAGACAAACCGTATTGCGCCTGCAGTTGGGCTGCTGTCATGCGCTGCCCTTGATTGAACTGGCGTGCGGCTTCGGTAGCCTGCTGAGCGGACAGTCCATACTGAGCTTGCAGTTGCGCTGCGTTCGCTGCTTGCGTTGCACCAAACTGACGGGACTGCTCGCCGGCTTGCTGCGCAGCAAGCCCATACTGAGCGCCGAGCTGGGCACCCGTGAGTTTCTGCCCTACTCCAAACTGGCGAGATGCCTCCGTGGCTTGCGCAGCCTGCAGCGCCCGTGCCTGATCGGCATTGAACTGGGATAGCGCCTGCCCGTAAGCGGTTTCGTAGCCCTTACCGGTGATGCTCGCCAAGTTCTGCAGCAAGTTACGATTACCCTCAGACTCCATGATCGCCTGTCGGCTACCACCATAGGCCCCAGCTTGCGCAAGTCGTGCACGATCCTGTAGTCCTTGGATGTCCGCCTGTCTACGAGCTTCCGCAAGCTGAGGATCAAGAGACACCTGCAGATAAGGGTTCATGTAGGCTTGCGCCTGTGGCAAACCGAAGATTCCCGTACTGAATTGAGTCGCAGCAGTGTCCCCAGCTTCTAGCGGATTTGCGTACTGATTCGAGAATACGCCCGTTGTGTACGGTGTAGGTGCCGTATACTGATTCGTGAACTGCGTGGCTGCAGACAGCTCGGGGGTCTGAAACTGATTGGTGAACTGTCCGGGTTGGTACGCTGCAGGTGCTTGAAATTGGTTTCCGAACTGCGTTGGTGTGTAACCTCCGCCAATATTGGTCTGCGCCAACTGCCCCAGCGTACCTGCGGCCTGTGTCACTGCCTGCGGAGTCTGGAAGTTCTGCGCTTGCGTATAAGCTTGCTGCGACAGCGGGGATGTTCCTGCAGTCAACTGCCCTGTGTATGCCTGATACGGCTGCGCTGCAAGCGCTGCGCCTTGGCCGAGCATATTAGTCACATAGGGTCCAGCCCAGTTTGATAGACTGGACTCAGTTCCTGTGATGCCGGCATTTAATGCAGCGGCGCTTGGAGTTGCTGTACCGCCTGTGGCATAGGCGTTCACATCCCCGCCCGGAACGAACTTCTGAGGATCAATCTGCTTACCTTGTTCTTTCGATCCTGTTCGCGCCTCACGAATTTTGTCCATCATGGCGTAGAGTTTTTTGGCACCGCCTATCGCTTTAACCTTATCGGGGGCAAGGTACGCTTCATCGTTTGCTACGCGTGCAGGCCGGTGCCCATCAATCGTTGTCTTGATCGAATCGCTCATACCATCGCCATCGCCTTTGATTGGCGTAGCGCCCATCTTGTTGGCAAGCAAGCGCAAGCCCGCTTCGCTGGAGCCATTACCTAGGTGGGACACGACATCTGCAGGTATGACAAAGCCCCCTTCGGACAGCTCGCCGCCTTCAGCCGCATACTTGGTATCAGTGAAATACTGGCGGCCTTGCGCCGGAGCACCATAGGTGCGTGGAGCTTCCATTGCAACCTTTGCTTCCGGATGAATGCTGCGAGTTGCAGTAAGCGTAGGGATACCTCCTTGGTAGCCAACCGGACGCTGCTCTGCACGCCCAAGGCCAGATGCGCCCAGTGCTGCGGCGATCAACGGGATGTAATTCGGCACGCCGGTATTGCCAGTCATAGAGGTGCCGGTAGCCCAGTTTTTCGCGGAGTTAAGGAGCCCGGACAGGGAGAAGTCATTACCCGGTGCAGCAGTAGACCCTGACTGCCCTACGTCCGCAACGGTGCCATCGGGCTTATACGTGAAGACGCCACGAGGGGCCTCCGACCCACCGCCTAGGTCAACAGGAGTGTTAAAAATAACATTTGAGATGTTACTAAAATCAGGCTGTAACTGGCCGTAACCAAGGTCAATTGACCCGTCGTCTGCCACATAGACAGTTTCATATACAGGGTCGCCGTACTCATCGTACCCAGTGATAACTCGCTTGAGTTCAGCCATGTTAGCCCCTTATAGTCCGCAGGAGGTCATCGTTAGAATCCTCACCGCTTAGGTTGGAAGTAAGGAAGTTAGGGTCGATTCCCGCAGACCACAAATCCTTCATGAATTTTATATCCGCCACAGGAGCCTGTACAGGCGCTTGCGGTGTTTGTTGCTGTCCCAGAAGCCCAAGTAGGCTCATGAGGGATGTCCAGTCGGGGCCGGACTGAGGGGCAGTTGGTTGAGTTGGAGTTGATGGCTTCGGTGTCGCACCGCCGCCACCTCCAGTCGAACCGCCCGCTACTGGCTTAGTAACCGACTCCGGCAACAAGCTACCCGTCTTCTGTGGCTGGTTGATAAACGACGAGGGGTCGCCCAATGCCGGCAACTGCCCATAAGGAGTAATACCCGCCTCGTTGACGTACGCAGTGCCCGTATCAGCATGCAGTCCAAGCCCTCCGCCCATGTCCGGCAGGCTTCCGTAGTTCGGCATCTGGAGCCCGTAGCCAAGGTCGTCTAAGTCGAACCCGCCTTGTGATATCCCGTAATCAACATCTGACATGCTGCCACTGGTGTCCGTAAACAGCGGAGCCTTAAGCCCCTCGCCCGTATTCAGTGCCGACAGACTGTAGTCAGGTTTAATGGACGACTCGTACGTGCCGGTTGGCGTAGTCGTTGGGCCTTCTTTAATGGCACGCTGGACTTCTGATTTACCCAGTGCAATAGCCGCATTGAGCGCCACCTGATCCATTGGCTTGCCCGACAGCGCACTAAGCATGGCGTTCTCAGCAATGCGCTGCTGAGATGGAGTCCAGTCCTTGAACTCCGGAATGTTGTCTACCGCCAACTGATGAACACCAGAAGCAGTGGCTCCACTAGCCGCACCACTGAGAGCCGCTTGTCCGATATCGCCCCCTGTAAGGGCCGCGCCTGTGCCGCCGCTAACAGCAGACTTGAATGCGGAACCCAGTGCGGGGTTAACTTCGTTAAGTTTTGCCGCTGTATCAGCCACGCTTTCCAGTCCAGACACCTTCGATCCAATATATGCGCTTGCTGCTGCTTTAGCGATGTCGTTTAGGTTTCCTCCCTGCGCAATACCAAGTGCCGCACTCGCAGCAATCTGCTGCGGTAGAGTCATGCCCCCGGAGGCTGCGGCTAAGGCGATATTGGGGATCGGACCTAAGTCTTGCATGATTGCCGCTAAGGAATTCTGGTTAGTCCAATTCCAAATCGCAGGCTCCGATACGGGCACCAGCTTGCCGTCTTTCTCGATGTATTTCACATTGGCGTGCACATCGGAACCTTCTTGTCCTAGGAGCCGGCTCAAGTCTCCGCTGATCTCGTAGTAGTCGTAGGGGTTGATGCCGATAAGCTCTCCACCGGTATCCTCTTGGTCGCCCCACCCTCTAACAACAGGTGTTCGGATTTCCTCCCCTGCACGGCGATAGGTAATGCCAGAGCTAGCCCCGCTAGGAATCCACTCTTTGCCTCCGGCTAAGGGCAAATACAAGTGCTGCGCGTCGGCGGTCTGAGGGCCTGCCCAGTACGAACCTCCAGCCAGTAATGGGTCAACTAGCTCATGGAACTTAGCAGCGTCGATGGCCCAAGGGCTGTTCTCAAGTCCTGTAGGAGCCTGCGCAGCTTTAGCTGCAGTGACTGCATTTTCATACTCTTGCCATTCGGGGTTGATGATTTGCTCATTCCTAGCGTATATCGTCTCTCCCGGAACGCTTATGTATTGCTGATACGGATTTGTGTACCATGACGGGGCTGAATCTGAAACGGTGCGGGCGGGTACTTGGGTGGTAGGAGTAAGCTGTGACAATCGGTTCCACATATTTAACGTCCCGCCAGACTCATAGTGCTCGACCATCCCGGCATCTTCCAGTTCGTCAAAAACTGTCTTCATTGCTGCACCTGTGTAACTGTTAAGAGGATGGAGGGCACAGCGGGTCTTGCGAACGTCGCCGTTCCATTAGCGCCGGTCTGCGCGGCTTGGGCCAGCACTTGCACGTTGGGGTCGTCCACTGCAAACATGATCTCGAAGTATTGTCCTGCAGCCATAGATGCCACCCAGTTCCACGCAGGCACAAGTACCGTGCCGGCACCTTGGAGTGTAATCTGGGAGTTCGAGTTTGGCACATCAACGCCATTGATGCGGGGCCATATCCAGATGCTCTTGCCGCTTGCGCTGCCGCTGGTGACTTGCGTTGAAAACTGGAAGTTGTATAGCCCTGAATTGGCTACCACGATCCGCGAAGTCGGCGTACCTCGGCTGATACCCTTGCTAAAATTGGTCGTATCGAACGTGATCGCCTGCGGTGTATAAACGGCAGATGCCGTCTGCGTTGTGGTGTCGGAGAAGTCTCCGTAGTACTTGGGTTGCTCAACAACCGGGCGCACGAAGATTGCGCCTGCAGTGGCACTGACGATCTGCACCCCCGCGATAGGAATCACGTTGTTCGGGGCAGTTGGCTTGATCTTGGTGAACTTTCCGGCCATCGTCGGGTGAGCATACAGCGTATCTTCAAGCGCCCATACTTCGCCAACCGACGCGCCCGTTGTGTCAATGCCGCGCACGAACCCCCATACCGTGCAGTATCCGATCTCGCCCGAGTTGGGCAAGTCATGCGTCATGACACCTAGGATGGACAATGAGTCGTGAGAGCCGTCGGCCAAGAACGGGCGAACAGAAATGGAGTCTCCTACGCCTGCGCTGTAGAAACCGACTACCGTACCATTCGGAATGGTTACCCCCGTACTATTCTGCACGCGAGCATACAGCTCCTCGCCTACCTGCTGAACCACGCCGTAGTCCATGCCGATATTGAGCGTTTGATCCGCCGCATTCCAAGCCAGCTCACCGATGGATGGTGCAATCCCCGCAGTCTGGTTCAGAATGAATTTAGATGCCCGGTATGAGTAAGCTTTGCAAGCAGCTTCGGAGTCAAGCTGTGAGAAGTAAAGGCGCAAGACCTTGATGAGCTGGTCTTGGTATGCCCGATCGTATTGCCCACCGGGTAGTGGGAGCGCTGGGGCTCGGAATTGTTCCATTCCCATAAGTCTACCTATCTGCGGCCATCAAGCCGCGCGTCGAGCCTCGGGGCACCTAACTGCCAAGTGACACCCAAATCGGTACTCTCAATCTTCATAGCCAACTGCCGCCCTCGCAAACGTGTGTAGATGATCCCGGTGAACTCCTCGACCGGCAATGAGACGACACGAGTCACATTAGCACTGGCTACGCCTCCCACGGATGCGGGGTCGGTGTACCCTGATCCAGAATTCTTCAACGGCAGCATGTACATGGTCACCTTCGGGCTCGTCGCAGTCGATCCACGGAAAGTCAGGTCAGGCAGTACCCGCCAGATAAACATGAAGTTGTGGCCGTCATCTAAATCGAACTCAGCGGTCGTAGCGTACGCAGTAATCGGAACGAGATCGGCATAGGCTCCGTCATCCACACCTTGCTCATGTGCTACCAAGTTATTCGCATACGTAGCAGCGATCGGTGTTTTCCTCAGTCCGGAGTCAATCCAAGCAGTGCGGCCCATAGTCCCGTAGTACCAGATATCCTCCACATAGTTGTAGATTACATACTTGTCATTCGCGGTTGACCCTGTAGATGGGTAGAACCACCAGACTTCGTTGAAGCCTTCATTCGTACCGCAGCAAACCTGCTCTAACTGGGTCTGCTCCAAATCGCTAAACACGTGCTGCCGCAGGTCGCATCGCAGTTTTTGCGACCGCCCATCGTACTTGTAAAAGTTGTCCACTCCCATCCAATACACTACACCTGCAGCTACCGCAACGGAGTTAGCACTGGCGATAGAGATGTTCTCCCCGACAAGCTGCGTGCTCCAGACAGCTGGGGCTCCGACATACTGCATGGAATAGACAGCGGTGTCCGAGAAGGCCAATACTTCTTGACGGGACTGGATTGCAGTCACAAGTTTTGACCCGTGTGAAAGTCGAATACCCCCTGCCTGATTAGTCGGCGAGGGGGTCCAGTCAACCATAGATTCTTGATCGGACCAACGCACCAGCATCGGGTCCATAGTCGTCGTACCGAGTTCATTACAGCCAAAGACCATAACAAAACGGCTTACATCAGAGACAAGAATATGGTTCTGCACAACTGGAACATCGGAAGCCCCCGCGAGAGAAGAAACAGGAACTCCGCGAGTCAAGACTCCTGCGGTTGCATCCCATGCATATAGCCCTCCACCGCGAGGGCCGTAAATAAGGTCTTCTCCAAAATTAGCCTGCGCCCACAAACGCAAGGAATCCGTCGAGCTTTCGCCAACACCCCATACACCATGCCCCCAAGCGCCAGCACCCCATCCCGTTAAAGGGGCGCCAATCGCTGGGCCGGGGTTTACTTGATACGCAGCGGTTGCAGTGCCCCCTCCCGTTGTCGTTGAAGATGCTGCAGAATCTGCCGTGACTGCGTAGGTAGTTGGGGATAGAAGCGTGAGCTGGTACTCCCCCGCAAGGGTAATCCCCCCAACTGCCGAAGCTCCGCTAAACGTTACGTACGCACCCTCTGTAAACCCCCCAGCAGCGTCAGTAACGACGACAATAGGAGAGCCTGCGGTAGTGGCGAACGGATTTGTAAGCGTACTTGTAGCCCGGATCGGAGTGATGTCATAGTACCGCCCGCCGTTCTCTGCATAGAACTTTACGTTTGTCCCGACGCCGATCAGGTTAAGCCCGCCAAACGTGACCCAGCTCCATAAGGAACGGCATACGCCTAAGAATGTATTCGCGGATAGCCGCACCCAGCCACCGATTTTTTCAACATTACCAGAGCGAAATCTGATCTTGTCGCACTCGTACCAGCCTGTTGCGGCCCCCCCAATGGCAATGTTTCCGCCCGTGCCGATAGTTTCTGCGGCATACCTGGTCGCTTCGCGGTTTAATCCGCTTCTCACGAGTACTTTTTTGAGCATGTAAACCCCTAATCTTTCAGCAGCGCTGCCTCTGCTTTACGTCGGGCCACGAGCCCCGGTAGAATTTTTCCCCCACCTCGTACCCATTTGACCAGCTCACGTTTCGCTCCGGCCCAATCTTCTGCATCGACGCACTTGCGAAGCGTGCTAGCCCTGTATCTCGGTACGCCTAGATTGTAGGCAAAATCGATCATTGCTCCAAGTACATTAGGGTTAGTCAGAAGGCCGGGGCTTGCCTTGACCACGCCGGGAAGATAGTCTCTCCGCAAAGTAGTGAACAGCAGATATTCAGCACGCTCTTTGGTAATCGGAGGGTCTGATAGGGCGACAAGGCGACCATCTTCATAACGGGTGCTTCCGTACCCGATAGTAGGAATTCCAGCGGGGCAGGTGTATGGGGATAGCCGAAGCCCCTCAAACCGACGACACAAGTTTTCGGCAATCTCTAGCCCACGGGATACGGCAGTCATTTGAGTTTACCGCTGTCGCGGTCAATCACGCGGCCCAAAAACCAGAACGTCAAAATCATTGACAGGATCGCGTTGTCATCCGGCCCCCAGTTCTGAATCAGCATCTCTTTCCAGCTGCCGCCTGTCTGGTACACCAGCACCATCGATGCGATCTTTACGCCAGACCACAAGCACACCACCCAGTAAGTAATCAGAGGCCGCACCAACGCACTAAGCGCAGCTACCAGCTGGCCCCCAGCCTTCGCCATCTCAGCCTGCCCCTGCAATGCACTTCCAACAGCCTCAAACTGTGCAATATCCACTGCAGCGTCTACAGTATGCATAGCCTGCTCTGCGCGGAGCTTGGCGAAATCCATCTCCTGCTTTAGCAGCGCCAGTTCATGAGCGCGTTCGGACTTGCGATCAAGCCACTTCAGCACTTCTGGTACCAAACGAAAAAGGCCCCCTAGGAGCCCTCCGAAGATTGATTCGATCATACAACCCCCAATACCAGTAGAGGAGCCCAGAATAAGAATAGCCAGAAGAGTGCTGTCATCGCAGTCCTCAATACGTATGTCGCTCTGCCAACCACGCCTTATGACAATGGTTTTTCTCCAACCATCCTAGCAGCCAGTCGATCAGGGGCCGAAACAGCTTACCCTGCCACTTTCCGTCCTGCTCCAAGCTCCACGCCGCAGCGCTGATGGTCTCGTTACGCTTGGCACCACCGAGAGTCAGCAGAGCAAAGGCAAAGATGTCAGCGGCGACGAGGATGCGGAGCAAGCGGGTTTTCATACAGGCCAAGCAAGCACAGGAAGTTCAGGCTCGATGTCTGCATAGCCTGTCGGCATCGGTCGTGTGCCAGCCTCCACTTCAGCCATGATCTGATACAGCTTGGCCCATGTTTCGTCCCTTGCTGAAACGCAGTATTGACCTTCAGTCTGGAACGTCAGCACGGAGGATGTGGCATAGGTGCAAGCAGACAGGATGCTGTCGTAGTTGCGAGTCTTGGCGAAGTTGTCGAGCCGCTGCTGAGTTTGCTGGGTGATGCTGTCTTGCAGAGCTTTGGCCTTGGCTGCTTTGTCTGCTGCAATAGCTGCAGCTTCCTGTTCGGCAACCGTGTGGACGACACCCTGCTCATCGGTGTATTCGACGAAACGAGGGGCCACTTCCCATTGCTGTTCCCATGTGCCTTTGTCAGTCAGAACAGGGGCAATCTCACGAGCGATGCGGATCACAGGATCGTAGGCTGGCTGCGGTGTAGGAAATACAAGCGCGTATCCATCAGGCACAGGGAATGGCTGCGGATAGCTGGTGTTTGGATTCGCAAGGCGAATGTCCTGTTCGGATATTGGATACTGTTTGGTTTCAATATTGATGTAATTCATGTTGACTCCTAGGCAATGGCAAGGAAGATGTAGCTGGCTGTGTTGACGTTGATATTCGCCGCCGCGACTTGATTCACGATGAACCCGCTGTTATCGGGATCAACAGAGTCGTCTGTGGTGACTTCAGCAGCTGTGGTGTTCAGGCTCAGATGCGGATCATTGGCTGATAAGATGCCTCGTGCGCTATCCCACACGTACCAGTCTCCTACATCGTCAGTACGCTTAATCAGGATGAACCGTGCACCTGTGGTGAACCCGCAGTTAATTGTCTGGCTGGTGCCGTTCCCCGTGTAGGAACCGACTTTACTGATTCCGGGGAGGGTGGCAAAGAGGTAGGCGACATAGTTATCTGTTGAGTTGTTAACTTCAAAGTCTGTTCCAACGGTGAAAACAGATGATGTGGGAGATGTATTATTCCATCTAATGTTCCCAGTATCCGTAAGAAATCCATCTGTTTTATTTACTTGCCCGTACTTGGTTGTGCCTTGACTGGCAGCATACACAGACCAATTTTCTACTCGATTTCTACATTTAAAAATCATCATCGCAGGAGCAACACCCAAATTGTGACTCACCGTTCTCGCAACACCAGTCCCCGTATAGCACAACACATCAAAGAAGCCGGGAGCGCGACGGAAGTTAAATAGAATTTTATTAATGCCTGATTCGTTAACATCATTGCCCCCAACATTTTTGTACAAAACACCGTTTTGTTGTTGGTTAAAAAAAGCACCAGTCGTACCGCCACCCCATCGAACCTCAGCCGCTGTTGTTTCAGGGAACAGCATGTTTGTATTGCCACGCAACCTGTCGAACCACCTACAGTTAGACGGAGGTACCACAGTTCCAGACCTGCTTTTTACAAAAGAAAGATCAACACTGCCGAGCGATCCAAGCGATCTGTCAGTAGATGCGTCACCTGAATATGCCACAGGTTCAAACACCTGCGTCCCCGTAGTCGGCGGCTTGTTGGGGCGGCGAATGGCGATGTAGATGTAGGTGCTGGTGTTGGCATTCACCTCACTGCTGGTGGAGGTGACTTGGAAGCCAGTTGCTGTTGGGCTTACGTAATCAACAGCGGACTCTGCATTTGACATGTTCGCTTGCAGCGTCGCATCGGCAGAACCAACAGTCATACCACGCATCGAGTCGATGATTTGCCAGTTACCTGTACCCGATGCGTTTTTGATCATCAGGTACTGAGGTTCCCATCCGAGGGAAACTACAGGCCCGTTTGCGCTTCCGTTGCCAGTGTAGGAGCTACACTGAATAATCCCGTCCGTGCTGGTGTCGTGGGCGAATAGGTAGGCGACCCAAGTATCACCGCTGTAGTTTGCAAGTGTTTCAATTGTAATGTTTGATGAGGAAACCCCACCAAGCCTAGAAGTTGCCCCACTAAATGCAGCGGTGCTATCTAGTAAACCGGGGTACCAATACCAAGGATTTGATCCTTTAATTGATGCCGGTACATCTTGTGAAAACACATACCAACTGTCGGCAGTGTTTGTCTTTTTCATAATCACAATTCTTGGCTCGACACCAAGACTGTGCGGAATCTGCCGCCCTGCAACACCATTCCCCGTATACGTCACCACATCAAAGAACTTCGGTGCTTTGCGGAAAGTCCATGAGACGTACCTCTGATCTGTTGCATTGATCCGATTTATATTGCTTGATAAAGAAAATCCGTTACTTAAAAACGATGCATAGGTAAACGGTTGGTTAGCTCCCGAGCTATTAGTAGATAGATACCCGCTTTTTGAACTATCTTGTAAAGTATGCGACTCTCCTGCCATACTTCTATTTTTTAACCAAACCAACCCACCCTTACCCGCCAGATCAATTCCGCTGGTGATCGTCTGTGTTGAGCCGTTGCCGGTATACAAATACGTGCTAAATACGTCATCAACATACAATTTATCGCTAGGTGTCACTCCGTCTTGTGCTGCAAACATTGTGGCTCCTTACAGATAGTTGACACCAATTACACGCCCGAACCAGTTTGTGCCATCGCAAGTGAACGCAAACACATCCGCTTTGCTTGCGGTTGAAGTGAGCGTTGGTGCAGTAGACGCAGGCCACTTGACCGAAGCAGGCCATGTCACAGTACGTGATCCGGTAGCGTCTTGTTTTTGCACAAGAAGGAATGAGCGTCCAGCAGTGGCAGTGGGGAACGTATAAACACAGTTACCAGTCAGCGTCAGAATCTGTACCGTGCCGTTGGCAAGGTCGATGGTGTAGGCTGTGCTGGTGTTGGCTGTTACCGTTTCTTCGGTGTAGCCGTTGGTAAACGTGCCAGCTTCAATAGTTTTGTTGGTGAGGGTTTCCGAACCAGTAGGTGTCACATAATCTGTGCCAGCCGACGCCGCAGACAACACACCCGACGTACCTTTCAAAAGGCCCGTCGTTGTCGCACGCTTGAGCGTCTTGCCACCTGTTCCGGAGAAAAGTGCGAGTTCGGAATCGACGGAAGATGCCGGACCAGTTACATCTCCTGTACCAACTGGGACATCCCCAGAGCCGAGAAGGGATGTTCCACCAACCGTTTTGATGTTGGTTCCTGATACAAGTACAGGCTGCACTGCTACATTACCTGAGCCAAGCAGTGATGTGCTGTTGACTGTCTTGATACTCGTACCGCTGACCAGCGTTGGCTGCACCCCAGTTAATGTGTTACTCGCATATGCAATCGTCTTGTTGGTCAACGTCTGCGCGGAATCCTTAGTCAACCCAATAATCTGAAAATCTGCTCCGTTCCATGCGACGACTGCCGCATCTCCAGCAGCGATGGTAACCCCAGTCGTCGGTCCTGCGCCAACTAGCTTGACCGCGTAACCACCTGTGGTGGCGTTGATAACTACGTAGTTTTTGCTTTGTGCGGGAGCAGTAATCGTTCGCTGCGCTGTTCGCGCCCCAGTGCACAAAAGAATTGCCTGCCGTGCCTGATTGGCAGCGAGAGCTGTGGTTGTCAGCGTGACATCGGCGTCCGTAGAGAGCGTCGTAGTACCGGCAACAGCGGAGTCGACCAAGGATGTGATCGAGTTGTTTATCGTGTCGCCCCACGTTCCGCTAAGCTCCCCCGTAACTGGAATGGCTAAGCCAAGAAGCGGAGATGATCCTGTTGTCATTTCTATATCCTTAAATTACGACCGGCATCCAAACGGGTGCTGACGGGTCAATTATATTACCCCAGTCGGGGTTTTGGCTAGTGTCATACATGCCCCAGACGAGGGCTGTACCTAGGTACAGGGTTCCTTGTACCCCAACAACGTGGGCGTCTGCCCGAGCAGTGACTGTTACGGAGCCTAGTGCAGTCGTTCCCTGAACGCCAATTAGCGGGATTACGGCAGTTCCGATAATCTGAACTGTCCCGAG